GGCAGTTGGATCTGGGCGAGTCCGGAGGCAATGGCTGCCTCCGACTGCGCGTACCACTGCTCGGTCGGCCAAAGTCCACGGATGGTGGCTAGCGATTTTGGGGCTGACGGGTAGGCCACTGGCCCGACAAAGGCAGCGGCGAACAGACTCGCGATCTGCCCCGCGCGTTGCGCAGCCCATTGTTCGGGTAGCCACGACGCTCGAATCGCCGCCAATACGGTCGGATTGGTCGCTGCGATAGCGACCGGAGGAACGAACGGGGCGGCAAATTGAGCCGCCACGATCGCACCAGTCTGAGCTGCCCATGCTTCGGGCATCCACATGGACCGGATCGCGTCGAAAGCCGCGCCCGACCCAATCGGGTTGGGCGGGATATTGGACTGCGCCGCCGCGTTCGGCGGGGCATGAACGGCTGCCGGCTGCGGAGGCGGCGGGTTGTAGAACCAGCCGGCCATGCCGTCCCCTCAAAAGTTACGCGGTCTCGCGGAAGATCAGACCTGCGTTCCAGTTGCCCAAACTGCCTGGAGCTGCTGGAAAGTGCAGGCCCATGCCGGAGGCTGCACCCGCATTCAGGGTCAGCGTCTCAGCCGGCGTCGGTACCCAGAGCCAGCCATTCACAATCGAGAAGGCGTCCGGATACAGGATTGTTTTCGCGCCAGCTCCCTCCGCCGAGGCGTTGATCCCAGCCGTGCCCGCGGCGCCCGCCGAACCGCCCGTAATCTGGGAAGCCGGATCCAAAAGCCATTGCTTGGTCGGCGTCTGGGACGTCAGGGTCGGGAATGCCGAGACCTGAGTATTGATCTGCACGCGCTGCTGCGCCGTGTTGTTCGAGCTCGACTGGCTCGCCCACATGCGCAGAAACTCCAGAGAGGTCGTGGTGCCCACGTTGCAGAAAACCAGCGTTACGGCCTGGTTCGCCAGAGTAATGTTTGCGGCTGGCACCGCGTAAGTTCTCGCCATAAGTAATTGATCCTAATGGGTTTTTTCAGGAGAAAGGTGTTTCCAAGTCCTACCACTGAGTAATTGCTGCATGCCTCCATAAGACATGCCTACTTCCTTGGCGAGTGCGCGCATGCTGATGCCGCCCGAAGATCTGAGATTTTCAAGAATTTCATGGCAGATGGCAGAGTACTAGGCAAAGCTACGTCCTGTCCACCTACGCCAGCCGTCGACGGTGAAAACACGAATTTTGCCGTTACGGCGTTCGATCCGAGAAGCCACCGCGCCCGTGGGCGCCCCGTTACGCAGGACCGAAAATGCGTACTCGCCAAAGGGACCTGGCTGCATGTCGTTGCCGAGGCACCATACCGCTCCCGTCTCATCAAAGATCGTGAGAGCTGGCGGACTCGAGACATAGCTCTCAGTGAGGTGGAACTGCTCCTTGGGGGGGAGCATGTAGGGTTGGATAATCACATGCACACCTGTACGTTCATGCCGCCGAGGGAAGTCGGCGGGAAAGGGATCGGTGCGGCGGAAGCCGGCAGAAACACAGCAGCCACTCCTGTGCGTGAATTGGCCACATCCGTGGTGGCCGTGAATGTCCCGGCTGTGATCGAAGTCGCAGTTGTCTGGATCGCGTACTCCCACAACATGCACATGCCAGCCGTGGCGTGACTCTCAGAAATCTTCGCCGTGAAGGGTGCCGGTACGTTCCAGCCGAAGGAGTTCGAGGGCTTCGACGCCAACGCGATCACGAGGCAATTCGGCACCGTGATGGTGAGTGCTGGATATGGCAGCGTTGCCGCAGATCCACCACCCGCCGTGTTCGTCGTGTGGATGTTGCCCGTGAGGGTCGTGGGCCCTCCGGTAAAGGCACACATCTGCGAGTAACACTGACCGCTGTTGGTGCTGCGTGTGAGGGTCATGGTCCCCGATTCAGTGCCGTTCGCGATCTTCCAATACAGGTACATGCTGCCGCTGCTGGTACGGTTGACCACGGGTTGAAAGTCCGTGTCCGCCAACGTCGGTGCCGCCTGTCCGATGGGACCTGCGGCGTTAGCCAAGAAAATTATGTCCCCCGCATTCACCGTTGGATAGGGCACATTCTGCACCTGCACCACATCGGCTTCGACAGAGGCGGCGACGTTGGAGAATGCCCAGGCCATTACCAACTACTCGGACGGGCAGTGTTGAGTAACTTAATTCCAGCTGTCACGCCGTTTACAGCCACATTTCCACCTAGAGCAGCAGAGGCGATGAAGTCGAGCGCATTGGGGTGAGTGACCGGGTTGAAGTTGTTGCGCGAGGGGCCGACGAAGTTCTGATACATCCAGGTGGCATCGGTTGCGCCCAGGCGATTCATCTGGTTCACGATGTGCCACATCGAGCCATCCGCCAGATACCGCTGACCTGTAGGGACGGCGCCTACGGGCTTGTTCTGATTCGGAGCGGGCTGCGGATTGTTATCAAAGGTCAAATCCTCTGGCTCCACGATGCGGCTCTGATGCATCTGACCGAAGTAGTTCGTGACCCCAGGCTGAGGCGTGCCTCCGTTGGGAATTGCCGCGTTGTAACCGAGGTAGCGATAGTCCGCGGATATGGAGCGGAACTGGCCCCAGCTCGATCCACCCGGATCGGAAGTTGATGTCGCGAGCACTTCGTTGCAGGTATCAGGGCCGCCTGTCGACCAGCGATTCGCCTTCAACTGCGGAAAGTACAGATCCAGGTTGGTGTTGCCGTCACTACCGTTGGAGACGTAGTTCAGGTAGTAGCGCAGTTGAGTCGTCGGAAACGACTGCCGGGCAGAGGCAAAGAACCCCGTGGCGCCAAACAACGTGCCCATGGCGGCCGGCTCATTGTAGCCAGGGACCGCAGGAATTGAGGACTCATCCCAAAAACTGATCTGCAGAAGATTAGGATGCGAGTCGAACTTGGGGCCGTACCATGCTGCACGATTCTTATAGAGCTGCATGACGCGCGAATCCCAGTAACGCACGTAGTATCCGAAGCGAACGCTGTTAGGTGTATAGCAATTGGCCCAAATGGCGCCCCACAGGCCATTGGTAGCCGGAGAGATCGTGCCGTAGTTGGTCGAATTCCAATATGCAGGAGCGAAGCCCGTCGGAAAATTGGTCGCCGACTGCGACCCACCATTCGGGAACGAGCCCGGGATGCCGCCCCAGGCAGAGAAGTCGTGTGAGGCGAATGTGATGCCGAGTGCGGCACACTCGTCGAGCCAGCGCTGCATGAGACGGCCACCGCGCAGGTTGCCGATCTGAGTTTGGTCGCCGGTCCCCCAGGACCCATCGTATTGGGCATCCCCGCCGACAAGGGCTGGGTTTTCCCAGATGGCCGGATAGCTGAACTTCTCGATCCCCCGCAGGCCCGGGTATGCTGCTTTGATCTGCTTCGTCAGATTCAACGCCGTCTGCATCGACGTGTTCTGATCGAACGTGATCCGGAATATGGACGGATCGAATTTGATCTGGCCACCAACCGCTGGCTGCGTGGTCGCGGACGCCGGATTTGAGAACGCGCCGCGCCCCCCGGCTCCATTCGCCGCCACCGTGTATGTGTACAAGGTGCTGGCCGTCAGTCCCGTGTCCGTGAAGGCGTTCGTGGCTGGAGTGCCTACCGGATTACCGTTGCGGTCCACTGTATAGGTGCTGGCGCCCGGTGTCGCCGTCCACACGGTCCCAATCGAGCTCGAACTGAGAGCCGTTGCCACCAGCCCAGTCACTTGAGCGGGGGGTGTCGTCGCGCTCGCTGGCGCTGACGGCTGGCCGGGGCCGTTGCCATTCACCGCCCGCACGGCATATGAATAGGTCGTTGCGGGCGAAACTGTCGTGTCCGAGAAAGTAGTCCCCGATGGGGAACTGAACAGCGCGCCATTGCGCAGTAAAATATAGCCCGTCGACCCCGGCACCGCGGTCCATGACAAGTCAATCCGGCCGGCATTCACCACCGTCGCCGTCAGCCCAATCACCTGATTGGGCAGCGGCGCGCCTGTTCCTTTCTGCCCCGGAAAACTTGCCACGACCGAGGTTTTTTATGCCGGCGTCAGGGAGTCGCGCCGAACCTCTTCGCTGCCCACCACGGCACCTTCGGGAGTCACGTAGTTCACGACCACGTGTTCAGCCTTCAGCTTCTGGTCGGTCATCGACTGCAGCGCCTGCTTACCCAGATCGGTATGGGACGTGCTGTGTTTGGGATCATCGATCAGCGTGTGCGGATTCGCAGGCTTGGCGCCTTCTTGGATCACGCAATGGCGGCCGTTTGGGGCTTTGAATTTCTGGGTCATGTCGCATCACCTCTTTTGGTCACAGTCACGATAAGGTCTTGGGCAAACTCCTTCCAGAAAGTTGCCGCATGCTGCACATATTGCACTGATCTGTTCAGAAGCTCAGGGTGGAAGTTGTAACCGCCGGCATGGTCGAAGTCGCAGGTGTAGCCCACATCGTTGTGCTTCCTGTCAGTGTGGGGTGCATTCTTGTTCCGCCACTCCTGATTCAGGTAGTAGTAGCTCATCTCACAGACGGGCGGCCACTGGTGAGTGAAATCGCCGTAAGCCCGGCCGGATGCCCAGTGCGGGGTGATGATCAGTGCTTTTCCATTGGGAATCAGCACCCGATACATCTCGTTGAACACGTGCACGCGCTGGGCGGCGGTGAAGTGCTCGAGGACGTGGGAGGCGTGAATTTCCTCCACGCTCGCATCTTCCCAGGGCCACTTCGCGCACAGGTCGGTGACGACATCCACCCCTTCGAAGGGGCGGCTATCGACTCCGATGAAGCCTGCTTTCTTGTTGGGGCCGCAGCCCAGATCGATTTTGATCAGAGTTTTTTCTTGGAGTTGTGCGTTCATAGTCACCACGTAAAGTCAGGAATTCCGCCAATTTTACCATCCAAATCGTAATGGCCTACTTTGACTGAGCAGTCGATCGCACAGCGATAGCCGTACTTCCTGAAATCGGTCCAGGCGTAAAGGTCCTGAGTGCTCACGCCCCCATCAACTTGGGTTTTGAACCACGGCTTTCGAAGGCGCTCATCCTTAAACATCGAAATCCGGAATAAATTGAAGCCCATCCCGGTGCCGTAGCACTCGACCAGGCCGCCGGCCGGGTCAGGCGCCTGTGGTCTGAAATTCAAAATCGGGTCTTTGATATCCCCCCAGATCTGCGCACAGCCTCCCGGACCTTTGGTGAAATACAGGCCGCCGATACAGGCGAACTCTGGATGCTGCTCCATGCGCTCGATGAGTTTGATCACGCCATCCGGAGGGGCAAGGTTGTCGTGCTCGATGGTCAGCAGGTATTCCCACTGTGCGAGGTCGGCATTGGCGAGGATCTGCTCTATGGCTGAAGAGTAGGCATCGCCTACTTCCATGCCGAGGGCCGCCAGGCGCACCACGCCATTATTGGGCGGAAATGCGAGCGACCAGTGGGCGAGCGCCACTTTCGTTGGGATGGAATCGGCCGCCGGCAGCACGACGACGACCCTCTGTCGCTTCCACGAGCCGCCTCGCAGCAAACGAGAACGGGTCTGCTCCAGGTCTTTGTTGTGCTCACCGGCATGATCCAGTGTGACCAGTTGCGGCTTCATGCGCTCACCCAAGCGATGCTGGCGCCTCCTGCGCCGGTCAATGCCTTGAAACCTATTGTCATAGCAGCCCATTCTCCCGTCTGCCCCCACGTCTCTGGGGCGCTCTGGGCGCCACCGCCGGTGATCTCTTTGTAAGCGGTGATGCCCACGGCGTGATTCTGATTATTTTGCTGTATGTCCAGGGTCGTAAATCCGGAGATTGGATCAACTAGCCCAATGTTCGAATTGCTGTTGATCTGAGGTCCGGCGTAGACGACGATAATCAACTCGGCAGACTGCGCAGGCACCCCTGAGGTGATCGTTCCGCTCGTGACTGGGCCTGCTGAACCGGTGAAGGCTGTCACGGCGGAGTCCTGCGGACTGCTGGTCTGGTAGCCGGAGAATTCTGCAATCAGTGCATTGATCGCCCAAGCGCCCGAACCAGACGCATTGATCGCGGCTGATGCGCTACCCCCAGCGGCAATCTGCCAGTACAGTCCCACGCCCGTGGAATAGCCGCCCGACGCAAAACAGGCAAATCCTGATGCAGTGGCGCCCCCTGTCGTCCATCCGGCAGGCGCCCCCGGTGGTGATGTCGTCGCTGGATTGGACCAATATACCGGGCTGATGAGGAGATTGTTTCCGACAGCTCCAGAATAGGTCGGCGTGAGGTTGGGTACTCCGTAAGCAATCGCGACAGTGCCTTTATTGACGAATGGCATCAGGTCCTCGAGAAGCCCCAGTCGCCGAAATACACGCTGCTGGCGAACGGCTGACCCGATGGCTGAATGTTGAACTTGTACTGATCGTGCCGATGAAATGCCCAGTTGAGACCAGTGGACGATGTGCTCAGACTGACGGGAGTACCGTTGTCAGGCGGGGCCGGGTTCCCGGTCCACAGAGTGAATGTTCCAATAGCTCCATTCTGGCCACTGGCGTGTACATAGGCCGGAACTGAGATACCTGGGCCGGTCACCCAACCCCCATTGTCTACTCGACCGGCATTGCCAAACAAGTCCGTGCTGACTGCGGTCACCGTCAGCGTGCTTCCTGAAATGGAGCCCTGAACGGAGTTGTATCCCAGTGCGATATCCGCACACGGCACCTTGCGCAGGCTCCACGTGTTCGCCGTGACCGGCACTCCGTAGGAAGTGCTGAACAGATCGACGTTGCCGCCATAGGAGAACACATCGCCTTCGGTCGTCCGACACGGCGGCGGCCCCATGAGCATCTGCACGGCATTGTTGGTGCCGGGGTTGACCCAGATGAAGAAATACTTGGCCCACTGGATACAGGTCGTCCACTGGGCTGTGGTCATCACGTTGGTGGTCGGCTGAAAGCCTCCACCGGGATTGAATGAGACCTCGCAACAGCGGCCGGATGGGAATGGCGGTGAGCCGTTGGTTGATATCCAGTTGGTCGTGACACCGCTGGAGAGGTCCGTACGGCTGTTGTTCGAATCTCCATTCTGGTACTGGTAGATGGCCATGTTGGTGGAGAATGAACCCGTGCCAGCGCCGTTGCGGGTCGCCACCTGGTACCAGTAGCCCGTCGCAGGACTGTCGAAGAAAGGTCGCACCGCATTGGTCGCCGTGCTGTCCACAAAGAGATTGGCCGTGCAGACCGTAGACCCCAAGGTTTGGCTCACATTGGCCTGATAGGTGCCATTGCCGTTTCCGGAACCGGTGAGCTGAGGCGCATTGATGAATGTGCCACTCGGGAGGCCAGAATAACGAACTCCAGGAAGTACCGTGCCGGCAGTCGCGCCGGTCACGGTCAACGTGGTGCCAGACTGCGTGACCGTGAAACTGACCGGCTGCACGTTGGTAGCAACCGAGGTGGTCGCTCCAGTCACCGCATCGACGCGCTGTACGTCATAGCCCGTCGCGCCCGACACATCATCCCACTGGATTCCCAACACTGCGGTTTGCACCGCCGCCTGGTTGCCGATGGCGAGCGCAGGGCCGCCCTGATTGAACATGTTCACATTGGCCGGAGCTGCGAGTGTGCCGCCTGAACCAATGGAGAAGACCCCGGCACCGCTGCCGAGGATCTTCCCGCCTGAAAGGATCACACTCAAAGGAGAGTGGCTCCGATGAGTACGACTTCATCCAACAGGCCAAACGAGTAACCGAAACTAGTCGTCAGGTAGTTTCGGACAGCCGTCTTGAGCGCAAGCTCAAATGTCGTGCCGGTGATCGTGACGCTCTGATCATGAAGAATCAGAGTCTGGGCACTCACTGCCTGCCCGCTGGCAATGCCCACGACGGTCATTGTGATATCAACTTTCGTCTGATCCGTATTTCCTATATCCAACTGCTTGACATATGCGACGCCGAGAATAGCCATGATAGTTTCCCCTTTCCCTTTGTTTTACCCTGTGGAACTCGCGAACATGAGCATTTGCATGTTCTGCGCGAGCGCGGTAACGCCATTTACCTGGGAGAATGCTATCGAAGCCGGCATACCTGAAGTGGCTGCAGAGTAGAATCCCTGGCCCAATGTAAACTGCTGACTGTTGTTCTGGGCGACCCCGAAGAATCCATTGAAGTTGTTCGAAGCGCTGTTGGCTGAATAGACAGCCTCAAGCGCATTTGAGTACGACCCATCAGCGCCTGCCGAAGAAGTCGATGATGCGAATGCCATCCAGTAACGACCAGCCGTTACGGTTCGAGTGCTGCCGATGCTGAAGTGGCGCATGCCTGAGAACAGGGAGTAGCTGCCCTGCGTGCCAGAATGGGTGACTGCTGTGCTGGCAGACGTGCTTCCCAACAGTGACAGTGTGGATGCATTTCTGGTGTACAGACCTACTGCGAATGTCAGTGAATGAGATCCGCTGCTGTTGTTTGTGTTCGTATTGAAGATCGGCAAAAGCACGCGGTCATACTGGAATGTCGGTACCAGATTCGGATCCAATAGCAGTGATCCCTGACCCAACTGGCTGATGACAATCGGAAGATCCGCATACGGATTGTAGCCAGACTCCGTGGTTCCGGCATACCCGATGCTGATGGTGCTGCCGTTGGTGGAGATCGAAATTCCACCTGTCGCACTCAAGGAACTGGTCTGGGGAACTGAGAATAGCGCCGACTGCGCGCCATTGCTGATGGTCAGCGCACCACCGGCTGCGGACATGACTACCGTACCGGAGGTGAATGTGCTGTTGCTGGCCGCAATCGCCACTCCGCCACCGCCTCCAGCGGCAGAGGCTGTGATGGTCGAACCGTTGAGACCGAAGGACACACCATTGGAGTTGCTGAAGACGATCGAGCCCAAAGAGCCGCTGGTGGTGCCGGCGCTGACGCTCAGATTGGCGAAATTCGTGGTGGCGGGCCCCGAAATCTGAATCGTGCCACCGCTGTTACCCACGCTGATGATGCCGTAGCCGGCGAAAGCGAGATTGGAGAGTGCATATGCACTACTCGAACTCTGGCCGGTGGACTGGCTCTGAATATTGACCGTGGCCGACGCTCCGGCACCCGAGGCACTCGCGGTGATGGTGCTACCGGCCATGCCGAAACTCACGCCATTGGCGTTGGAGAAGACGACGGTTCCGTTACTGACACTGTTGCCTGCCGCGCTCAATGCGGCGCCACCTCCGCCTCCAGCAACGCCGGACAGAGCGAGGTTCAGTCCCGCCGTGTTCAGAGTCATGGAGGCGGAGATGTTCGTGCCGGCGAAGGTCGTGCCTTGCCCTGCGGCCGATGTGCTGTTGTAGCTCGCGACAACAGAGCCAGCGCTGTTGCTGAAAGTAACGCCATTGCTGTTGGCAAATCCGAGTGTCGAGAAAGTGCTCGAACCTCCGGATGCAGAAAATGCTTGCGCTGATTGGCTGTACGACCCCGTAATAGTCGAGCCGTTCATACCGAAAGCCAGGCCATTGGAATTCGAGAAAACTACGTTTCCGTTGCTCTGACTCGAGCCAGCGGCCGAGACTGCTACTCCACTGCCAGCACCACCGGCCGCAGCCGACAGGGCGAGATTGACTCCTGCGGTATTGAGCGTCATCGACGCAGAAACGTTAGTACCTGCGAAAGTCGAGCCTTGCCCGACGGCTGAGGTACTGTTGTAACTCGCGACCACTGATCCGGCTGAGTTACTGAACGTGACGCCGTTACTATTCGCAAAACCGAGAGTGCTGAACGTGCTGGATCCGCCCGAAGCCGAGAACGCCTGAGCCGATTGAGAGTAGGATCCTGTGACGGTGCCGGCATTCGTTCCAAAAGCCAATCCATTGCTGGCACTGAATACGAGCGCAGCAGCTATTGAAGCGGTCACTTGCGAACTGCCGGACAGCCCGAACGTGACACCATTGGAATTCGCGAACGCCAACGTCCCGGACGTCTGTGTTTGTGTACCGGCCTGGACCGCTGCTATACCTGCCGCAGGGCCTGGCGCAACAGAGGCAGTGAGAGTGCCGTTGTTTAGGCCAAAAGAAACTCCGTTCGAATTCGAGAAGATAATAGTTCCCGAACTCTGGCTCGCAGTGCCAGCGCTGAATGCTACGCCCACTCCGCCTACTCCTCCGCCAGGTATGTATGCATTTGGCATGGGCTTACTTCTTAGTGACCCTGACTACCCAACTACCCGAGGCCAAATCTACAGTGCCAGCGGTAGAATTGAACAATGCCACTGTAACTGTGTTAGCTGAAGAGACATACCCGGTGCACTGGATTCCTTGCAGATCATAAGGGGCATACACATCGACATGGTCACCCAACGCTGCACCAGTTACGGTCGTTGTCGTGCTCGTAGGTGTTAGCGTCAGCATGCTGGCAGGATCGTATGTGAATGTCTTGGTGTAGTGCCACGGACATGGAACGAAGTAGAATCCGTCTACTGTAGTAGCTTCCGCATTGCCGGCTCCGGTCGACACCCGTAGACGATCCGATCCGCTGTTTCCCATGATGGACAGTAGGTCATTGGTTACATCAAACCAGACCAATCCGAATGTCGTGGATGGGGCATTCAGAGCTGTAAATGTTGTAGTGTTGACCTGCAGATTAACAGTTCCAGCACCACTTGCTGATTTACACCGTACACCCAATCTGATAGATCCTGGGAATCCTTGGAAGGGGGGCATCGGGAAACTGATCAGAATCGTACTTGCGGCTGAAGAGCTTATGACGCTCTTGGTCGTGGAATAGGATGTAGAGTCAATAGTGAACGACTGAGGGCCAATATCGCCCAGCCGGTCTACTCCTACAAATCCATTCAGCGCATTCTGAGAATGGTGAAAACTCTGGTTCAGATCTGACTGAATCGCGCTGTTTACTGGATATTCGAATCGGCACGCACGACCGCTGGCGTTATTAACAAGACCCAAGACGTTTGTGCCGCTTTGGGTGTTTTTCTCGAATTTCCCCGTCGTCGAAACGCCCTGGGTATCGATATACGCAGTGCTCGCGTCGATAGCACTGATACTATTATCGGATACATCGTAGTCAGCGAATGCGGTGCTCGCCGCGGTGTCTCCAAACTTGAATATTTTGCTAAACCCGTTCGCGCTGTTGAATCCGTGTATCGTGTTTGTTCGAAACTGGGCAGTCAGCCCGTTCTTCATGTCGAAGACCGGGAACGGACCCGTGACAGCGGCTCCGATCTCGAATTTTGAATTAACCACGCGCCATATAAACAGGTTGCTGTCTGACGCAGCGGTCATCAATGCGCCATTGTTAGTCTCCATGTGAATCTGGTCGAACGTTAGGTTGTTCACGTTCTGGTTGTTGTCCGAATTGAATCGGGAATCGATATTTATAACAGTCGGGACCGTTGCGCCGGATGCATTCACATTTCGGAACATGGTTGTCTGAATTTTAGAGTCCCAAAGCTGTCTTACGCGAAGACCTTGACCGACCACATTGTGGAATCCGCAATCGCGCATGGTCAGCAAGGAAACTCCCTGCATGGCCACCAGTGAATCTGAGCACGTGAAGCTTCCCCCGTGAAAAATCACGCCTTGAATGAGAATTCCATTAATAGTTGGGCCTGCGTTATTGAGCCCGTTCCAATTGAACAGGTTGGCTGCATTCTGGCTCAACTTGAATTGAGGAGTACTAGTCGTCCAATCCTCTCCGCCGCCAATCGCGAACATGTTGAATCGCTGCGTGACTGAGTGGGCGCCTGTAGTCAAATAAATGCCAGGATACAGAAGCCCGTACCCAACGCGCTGACAGACATTTATCCACGTGTTGATAGCAGCAGTGTCAAGCGTGACGCCGTCCCCGGCTGCGCCATAACGGCGCAGATCATATGGCTCATATTGCAGAGTCAGATTCTGAGAGGTGAGCCCAGCTGCTGTTTCTGCAGAAGTGACACTAGAGAACGGATTTGCAGGCGAACTCGGTCCGCCCCCACTTGTGTCAGGTACATACGCATTAACGCACGCTGACATGTCTTAACGACTCGCAACGTTGTACTGGATCACTTTCATGGCAACTGAACCTGTACCGCTATTGAGTAGCACACGCACAAATGTTGGTGTAAACAGGAAATTAGACTGCACAGAGCCGGTGGCATTCACTGCGTTGGTGTCGTTCGTGTTGATCCACTGCATGGCGGAAGGCGAAACACGATTCGTAGTCCCGTCCGGATCGTCATATGTCGATTGCAGTGTGTAGTTTACGGTTCCAGTCACGTCACACTGAATACCGACCGGGGGACTCGCCCACTCATCCAGTCGAACCCAGGACGTGGTCCCAATTCCACTGGTTCCGACGGTCACCGTTCCGGTGGCTGCCCCTGAGATAACGATCGATGACACCTTTGAATATGACAGCACGGAGGTCGCACTTGTGCCGTTGCCTGTCACCGTTTCGGTCAGCAGAGAGCCGGTCGACGTGGCGCCAGTGATTGTAAACGTGTGCGTCGTATCGGTCGTCGTGATCGTGATGAACTGGTGGTTGCCAATGACGGCGACGCCATTAGAGACCAATGAGCCATTGAGTGTCAGCGGACCTGCCGCGCCCGGCGTCTGGGACAGCGCGATGTTGTTCGCACTCTGCGCGGTCAGCGGTCCAATGGTCGCCGTGATGGGTCTCATCTCTTTTCGTCCTCGGTCAAACAAAAACGGGAGCGCTAGGCCCCCGTTCAAGTGCCCCTATGGGCTACGAACTAACGCCTGCGACAACGTCTCAAGTTTCCCCGAAACCCTCTTCACCCTTCATCACCTCGCGCCCTGCCGGCTGCTTGCCGGTGCGCGCGCTGGTGAAAGGATTCGCATCCGAGCTCGCTCGGCCTCCGCTCTTGCGCGGCTTGCGCCCCGCATGCATCTTTTCCTTGTGTCCCTCGATGTGACCGACTTCGGTCTTGCCACCGCTCTTGCGCTTGGCACGGCCACCCTTCTTCATCTCCTCGGCCTCTGAGTCGATCTTCTTCGCGTTCGTGCGAGACTCGGGCTTGTCCTTCAGGTCCTCTTCGGCTTCGTTCACGCCGCCTGTGTTCCGGGACTTTCTGCCGCCTTTCATGCTCTATCTCCCACTCAGCTCGCCAAATTGATTGAAGGGATGTACTCAACCGTCAGCGTACCTACGCCCGTGCCCGTGTTGGTGGACAGCAGAACAATCTGGATATCCTGCGTGCCGACATTATCCCAATTGCCGATCGCAGTCGCGTTCGTTCCGGGTGTAATAGACACTCGGCCCAGAGCGCCTGAGGTCACGATTGCACCAGCGGCAGTCAGCGCAGTGGCCGATGCACCAGTGCCCGCGCCCAGTGTCGTCGCACCACCCGACCATGCCGTCGTCACCATCAGATCCATGCGCAGAATCTTGCTCTGCGCAGGAATCACAATCGGGCAGACGAACTGGCCTGCGCTGCCGGAGTTGGTCGCCTGCGTGACTACACAGGCTTGTGCCATCACGGCGAAACCTGCGTTCGCGGTACCGCCGCTCATCGCGCCGACACCGGCGAGATTGCCCGTCCCATCGCTCGCGATGATGTTTCCGGCGATCAGAGGGCCCATGAAGGTCGTGCCAGGCAGCGCCGGATCGCCGTTGCTCGGGGTCAACTGGCCGCCCGTGATATCGGGAAGCGTTTGGCCGCTGGTCGGTACGATGTACTGAGTCATGCTGGATCCTCAGTCAGTTACGACGTCGGGAAGGAGCCGTAAATGCTGCGCCAGTTGAAATAGTTGCACGAGTATCTTTCGTACGACTTCACCAGAAGGTTGTCGGTAACGAAATCGACCTGCATGTCGCTCTCGTACGGAATGCGCTCCATGTAGGCCAATCCCGGGATGTTGGTCAGCCCGAACCACGCAAATTGCGAGGTCAGGAAGTCCATCGTCATGTAGCCCTCGGGAACGCCGCCGGCCGTCGACAGGATCGCATTGACGTCGTTGTCCGCCGTGCCGGGGCGCAACTCGGTCTTGGTCAGGCGAATCGCGGTCGGCTCCAACTGCGGTGGGATGATCAGTTTTCGGAAGCGCGCGAACATCTTCAGTCCCGCCTGGTCGCGGAAGTTCGTGCGCACCGCCACCATCGCGTTGAGCAATGTGGCTTCGTTCAGGTCCACCTGCGTGGTGGGCGTGTTCGCGATGGTATTGCCGTCAATTGGATGGGTCGTGGCGCACAAGGCCACGCCGTCGCCGCCGACCGAGGCGTTGTAGGTCGTCGCGGTGTTCAGGACATTCGCGGCGTAGATCTCTTTGAACTGGTGGAATGACTCCATCAGCCCCAGGTTCGACGGGTGGAACTGGGTCTTGTACAGGTTGTCGTCGATCGCCTTGCGCGTGATCGCGTAGCCCAGGCCGATCTCGATGTGCTCCTGGTTGTAGACGTAGCGCTCGCCTGCGTTGTTGTCGAAGCCGGTCTGGCCGCCTTCAGTCTTGAGCTGCGCCAGCCCCAGGTACCGCATCTCAGCGGTTCGCTCCAAGGCCAACTTCGAGTTGAACTTGGTGAAGACCTTGTCGTACTGAGAGGGTATCTGCTCGTACTTCCCGGTGATCCCGCGAAGTCCCGGCAGGAGCAGATCTTTGATAGCTGAAAGATTGACGGCCATTGCGTATCGCTCCCGCCCTTAAGTGTTGGTCGCCGTTGCGTTGATGCCTTCAACATTGTTGAAGGAAACGACGGCCAGATTGAAGGCACCCGCCTGCGTGCCATTCGCCCCGGGAGGGTTCAGTACCAACTCCTGGAAGCGGAAAGGATAGCCCGCGGTCACCGCGCCGGTGTGAATCAGGAATGCACCCGAGAGTCCGTTGGCCGCTGTGCCCGTGCCGATGTTGAAGTCGAGGTTCGCGCCGACATCCGCCTGCACCAGGCCGGTGGAGTCACTTTGCGCGACGAACTGCGCGTTCGTGTCGGTGATCACGTAGGCTTCGATCGTGGACTGGTTGCCACTGGTGACAGGGCTGCCGCCCGGCCAGTAATTCGACCATTCGGTCTTCTTGGTCACCGTGGAGAGATATTTGCAGCCCTGGAAGATGCCGGCGAGGCTGACTGTGCTGCCGCCTGCGGAACCTGCGGCGCGCACAAGAGTGCCGTCACCCGTACCGGCCCTGACTACGGGGTCGCCGTTGTAGATCGCCGTGGCGTTGAAGTCGATTCCGCCATTCCCGAACGTAACCTGTTCGTACGACGGCGTTGTGCCGCGACCGCGGTACTGGCGAAATCCGAAGGGTGCATTCACATTTGCCACAGGCAAATACTCCGCGTGGAGGTCTGCCTGGGCTGCCGAAGCTCGGTGGGACCGGGGGAACTAAATCAGAAGCTACACCGGGTAGCTGGTTGTAGGACTTATCTCACACGCGAAAATGCAGTGTCAAGCTTCTGTATGAGTTTTACGACGTGGTCGTCTGTTATATGCTCGCCGGATGCGTATCGATGTTTATGTGCATTCCGTTCACGATGCCTCATCACATGAGGCCAATCCATTACTCCAGGCAATCCTGGACAAGGTGACTAAGATGGCTGTTGACCTCACTGCATTGCAAGCCGCCGTCGCGGCAGAAGACACCGTCATTGATTCGGCGATCGCGCTGATTCAGGGCATTCCGCAGGTTGTTTCCGATGCGGTCAAGGCCGCACTAACGGCAGCCGGTACCGCCGATGCAGCGGCCCAAGCTGCCGCGGACGCCGCAGCGGCAGACATTCAGGGCAAGACCAACGCACTGCAGTCTGCGCTGACTGCCAATACGCCGACGCCGCCCGTCACCCCGTAACCAATCGCCTATCTAGGACAGGGATGTCCTACGCGACCGGCTGTGAAGTAGTAGTCACTGGAATGGTCTCGACCGACGTCACAACAGGTGACAGCGGAGCGGGAGCAGGCGGTGCGACTGGGGTAGATGCCGGAGGCGGAACTACCGGGTTCGCAGCGGCCGAAAATGGAGACGGTTCTGCCTTCACGGGCCGTCCACCATCAGGAATCCACTCTGCGTAGTAGCCATTCTCAGGCGACTCATCACCCGCCTGAATGAACGGTACTCGTTCCATCGAGTGACACGCGCCGTTACCGTCAAATACTGCGAGATTCACCCGGCCATCGGGCAAAACCGCTGCCACGATCGCGGCGCAAATCGATGCGGGCGCAAAGGCGTGGTTGGCCGAGTTGTACGGCGGGTTGAACCAGACGGTTTTGCCGACAGTGGGATCGATTTTCGACATGCTCGGTTACTCCGGAATCGGGACGTGTTCGAAGGTCTTTCTCACCTTCACGAGGGACTGGTCTTTATTTGAACGCTCGAACGTGCCAGTTGGTGCCCCGCCCAGTTGCTCTTCCTTGCCTCGCACCTGAGCACGCGCAATGCGCTGGTCCCGTGCCTGCGCCTCCTGAGTGATTTCCAGCGGTCGCTCCATGAGCACCATTCCCTCCCGCTCGATGGTCTCGCCCTGATAGTTGATCGGCATCAGGTGAGGATGGCGGGAACGCGGGACCGCTTCCCAACCCTTGTGCGCCATCGCTACCTGGTAAGACGGATTCTCCTTGCCGAGCACGGTGAAGGTCTTCCATTCGTAGGACCAGCCGTCCGGAATCATCTTCGGATCGATGTAGAACTTGTCCATTCCGTCGTCATCGGAGGTCGACTGCTCGCGCAGCTCCATCGCGCGGCGCGCGGCGCGGGCCCGGGGATCTTCCTCGCGCGGCTTCGGAGGCGGAGAGGATGCGGCACTCAAGCCAGCGGCGACTGCACTGGCGACGGTCTGCTTTGGATCAGCACTCATGACAATTTTCCTTCTCTCTTCAGCGCCACTTTGTTGCGCGCGTAGTCCTCGACGGTCATTCCCATCATCTCAGCCATTTCCACTTCCTGTGGAGTGAGCCTCACCACGTTGGGTCGGTTGCCGTGAGAACCATTGCTGCGACTCACGGGCGCCGCGGCGGGCGCGCCACGGCCGCCAACCACCTGAGCGGCGTCCGCTCCCGCATCCGCCTCAGGGTCGACTTTTGTAACCGCTGGGGCGGTGATATCCAGGGTCTTCTCCACCGAGGCGAAGTACTCGGGGGTATCGGCTTTGTGTCCGCGGGCGAGCGCGAGCTCATGAGCGGCGATCATCTGACGATTCTTGTGGGGATCGCGCACAAACTCGGGATGTGCGCGGACCCAAGTGGCGGAAGCGGGCGACAGTGCCGACGCAAACTGCTCCACTGGGTCGGACGGCGCGCGCGGCACTGGCTTGGGAGCCGATTCGAGCGCCTTTTTGCCGGCTTCGAGCTGCGTCAGCTTGGAGGCATTGTCTGCCATCTGTCGCTGGACCTTCGCGGCGGCTTTCCAATCGCCTGCGGCGGCGGCATCCGCGTATTGGCTCTCCAACATGTCACTGGACTCGGTCAACCGCTCGATTGCACCCTTGACGAGGTCCAATTGCGAGGTCTGGACCTCTCCGCGCGCTGCGGCTTCGGCGCGCGACGCATCATTTGCACGTTGCTCGGCTGCCAATCGACCCGTGCGCTCGTCTTCGAGTTGCTTTTTGAGCTTTTCGAGCCCTTCGTCCGTCGAAAGCGCCGTTTTTTCGGCCGCGGGAGTCTCTGCGGCGACTTTTTCGACCTTAACTTCAGGCGCATCGACCTTAGTATCGTTCCCGCCACCATTTTTGGCGGCTTTCTCGGCCGCTTTGGCATCCGCTGCCTCTAAATCGACTGAAATTTCGTCTGTTGGTGTTGTCATAAATTACCAAACCACTCCGGGGTGCGGAATTTTTGCGCGAATGTCCTTGTCGTGGACCAGTCGGCATGGAACGAAGTCCTTTTTAGACAGTGTTTCAGAACGCATGTTGATATCGAGCGCCCATGTGTCGGAAGGACGAACTACGACCCAGTCATGAAGTGAAATCGGAATGCCTGTTTTGATGTTGGTATACGGGTCAACATGCTCAATCTGACAGTGCTCGCCGATCTTTACAACCAAACCAACCTTCCCTTGGTAGATATCTTCCTTCAGAGTCTGGCTGGCAAGCACAATTCCGCCTGCTGTCATCTCAGGACGCTGATAAATCGCGAGCAGAATCTCGTTCTGCGCAATTTCAAACTCGGAAACATCGCCAATTTTCGCCAGGATATCCCGCTTGAGTTGAGATGCGGGGTCATTCTGTTTGCTTTTGAGCACTGCTGACATGGGTTACCGTTTGTTGAGTGTTGTGTTGACTTCGTCGCAATAGGTCTCATGCACCAACTTCAAACTTTGAAACTCACCCTGATAGCGGCGATAGTCGGCGTAGTCTTTTATCGCCTGCCCATCGCACAGAATATCGGCGATGTCAGCCATGCGGGCGCTGACCAGTTTCTTCAGCTCAAATTCGAACTGGGTGTTGAGAGAGGACATTAGCCGTACGCCTTCGCCTTCTCCAGTCTCCCGAGTCCGCCGCCAGCGCCCGACTCGATGGGGTACGAGCCGCGCTTGGCCATCTTGCCGCCGTCCTTATCGACCGTTCGGCCGCCAGACTTGCGTGCCATCGGCGGCGCGCCGGGGCCCATCACCGCAGGTGGCGGAGCACCTTGGTGCAGGCCCACTGGACCGCCAGGCGGTGGCATCGCCCCAGGCGGGGGCATCGCCGGGGCCCCCATGCCGCCGGGTTGCGTGATGATGATATTGACGTTGGTCTTGCCCTTGGTCCGACCACCGCCCTTGCGCGCCAGCCGACCGGCCACGGGGCGAGTGCCGCCATAGATGGCCTTGCTGACCGAGCCGCCTTCCTTACGCCCGACCCGGCCGCCGCTGCACTTCGCACAGCCACAGCCGGAGACGTGCACCTTGCCGCCATCTTTGCGACCCATCACGGTGGGAGGCATGGGGTCACTGCCTGTGTTCTGGATGAGGGGCCCCCCGCCCAGTTTTCCGGCGCGACCACCACTCTTGTATCCGCCCTTCAGGTGAATGCCATCCCGGTCGGCGTTGGCTTCCTTCTCGTCTCGGTTCATGTACGACACCGGGGTGATTGGAGCCTTGCCGCCCGTCGCTCGGGGCTTGCGGTCGGCACGTGCTTCGGCGGCCTCGCCTGAAATTTTGCCACCGCGCTTATAGGCGCGCTTCGAAACTGGCATCATACCGGTATGGGAGTTGGAGTCGATGGCATCCTCCGCGGTGAAGTCAGATGCGTCGACGCGCGTTTTACCGCTGCGGACTAGCCGCTCGGCCTTCGCTTTCGCAGCCTCGCGGGCATTCTTTGACTCTGCGCTCATACGGGATCTCCTGACAATTTTTGGCCGTCCTCAAACACTGCCAATTCGGCCGGAATACGTGTCGAAAGCGACAGTTTCAGTGCGAACTCGTGGGCCTGCCGCAGTTCATCCAGCTCGAAATTCATCACTGGTTCCCATTGGCTGACACACCAGCGCTCCACACGTAAATTCGCGGTTGAACTCGTGGAGTCCGGCCATCGGATCAACCTGACTCTCACTGGATGCCTCGGTCCACATCCTGAATGATCTCGTGAGCCTTCTTGCCCACATTGCCCACGTCGATCGGCTTGCCGGTGACGGGGTGGGTCGGCGCGCGGATCACGTCCGATGCCAACTTGATCGCCGCCTCGCGCTCACGGGCGACCCGATCTTGGTCCCGATTCTGATCCTCGGTCTGCGCCTCGCGTTCGTGCACCGCCGCCTCGCGGGCCCGAGTATGCGCGTCGATGAGTTTGGCTGTCGCCTCAGCTTTGTCCACCGGCGTGTCGACCTGCTGAGAGCCGCCCAGGCCGGTCGCCTCCTGCTTCGGCACGTGGGCGCCGACCGCGATCTTGTTCTGAGTTTCGGCCTCGGCCGCTTTCGCTTCGATGAGGTCCGCCTGCGCGCGCATCGCATCGGCGTCAGCCTGCTTACCCTTGTTCGCCATCTCCGCTTGCATCTGCAGTAGCTGCGGGGGTGGGTTCGCGCGGGCGGCGGGGGGCACGAAGAACTCGTCGGGATTCGACCAACCCAACGCATTGAGCGCTGCGGTATCGCACTTGATTGGATCGTACAGGTTCGGGCTCGCCTGCTGCAGTTGCTTCAGCCCCATGACTTTCATCAGTCGCTGGCCACTCGAAGAAGTGTTTGGATCCGCCTGCGGAACCAGATCACAGTTGTTGAGCGCGGCAAGAAATTTGGCTTCGTCCCATGGGGTCTTGGACTTGCACCCGCGCTGCCAGAATGTCTTCGGGTTCTCTTTGAACTCACGCTTGAGCAACTGGAATTCTTCGGCCTGGGCGGCATGCATGCGTTTGTGCACCGCGTTCATCACTTTGACGGCCTGATCGATCATGGCCATCGTCGTGCCCACCGGCACGTCCGCCCGGCCCTCGCCCACCTGCACTTCCGCAGTGCCGCCGATGCGCCGGCCAGTCTCGGCCATGTCCTGCACGAGGGCCATCAGCGCCGGCATTTGCTGGGTGCTGTACGGCAGCGGCATGATCGCATCCCGGATCGGGACGCCGTTGGTCTTCACTGGCGCGCCGCCGCCGGGCGGGACGCGAAAAATGTTTGTGTTCTGTCGCCCGGCGTTATCCTGCATCAGGAAGCCGGGGAAATTGGCATACATGCCGTTGTCCAACATCTCGCGCCAGGCGGCCGTGATTGCGTTGGTAGAGTTGCCCAGAATGTGCAGCAATCCGATACCGTAGAACCCCAGGCCCGGCACGAAGGGAAACTTCACGAAGCGTTGGCGCGCGACAGGCAATTTCTCGGTCTCTTCGTCGAACCTACGAACTACGGAGAGCGCCTCGCGCGAGGACTTGTCGATAGTCACCACGTAGGGGATCGCCAGGCCCGTCACCTTGCCGTTGTGCTTGTGCTCAAAGCCCGCGATGTCGAGCTCGCAGCAGCACTCATAAATTTCGCGCTCGCGATCAAGCGGCCGGCGCATGGTGTCATCGGATAGTCCCTGCTGCGCCTTCTCTTCCTGTTGCAGCGCATCCGGGGTAGGCATCACCGCATCACCGAGCGGGATATCTCGATACACACCGAGGATTTGCATCCGCTTCAAGGTCGACGGCCGCATATAGACGCGATGAGTGACGCGCTGAGCATTGGCCAGATCGGTGGCCGACTGATTGACGATCAGATCATCCGCGTCGACCGACTCCGAGACGGGGCGGTTGCGCAGCGGGCACGTGTAGACCTTTTTGAATCCGTCACCGCCAAACCCCGTCATGAACAGCATGCGATCAGTGTCGGGGTAATACTCGGTTGCTACCGCGGTCAGGTAGTGATTGAAGTCCTGTTCGAGCGCGTTGGCCATCTGGTCGAGTGGCACAGTGGGCGATGTGGAGTCGTTACGGATCTTCACCGGCCCATCAGTCGGCAGCAGCTCTGACCGCGCGTTCGCCTGGAAGCGCAGCACCGCCTCGAGCAGCAGGGGGTGGCGGACCTTGCTCATGCCCTCCACTGGCGCGCCATCCGAGCCGCCGGCCACGTTGGGGAGCTCGATCTTCAGCCCCAGGAGTTTCACTCCGAGCGCGCGATCCTCGATCCACTCCTGTCGGGACTGCAGGTCATCGGCAATGCCCTGCAGGAGCTCCTCGGTGATCCGTGACAACTCGTCGGAGCCGATCTTCTCGGCGAGATTGCTGAACCACTCGGTCGGCCCGTCATTGGCCGGGTTCACATTCCCGAGCGGCTGGCCATCCAGTGAGACCGTGATCGCCCCGTCGCCGTGGGTGATCCTGAGAATATTGCCGCTGTCGTCTATATCGGGACTATCGGCTTGGTCGTCAGACACATCGACGACAACTTTGGCCGCCTGGGGCAGCGCCGGGTCCGGCTCGCCCACGATGCGCAGATTGGCGTTGTTCATGCCGGCGAGGCCGCTCATGGCTTGACCAGACCGCTCGGGCTGCTCGACATCAATGCACAGTCGACCATTTGCCGCAGGCACTCGCGAATTGAGTCGTATTCCGCCTGGGTGATCTCGCGATCCGTTGCGAACTCGCCGGGGCTCGTGACCCGCGAGATTTCGACGCGGCCAGCAGGCAAATCGAGGACGGCGCGGGCCGTGCCGTAGACCTCGCGCACGTACTTGCTCATGCGATCCTCGCCTGAGGCGCCACACTCGCCATGCCGGGAATCTGTCGGCCGAACTGAGACACGAACAACTCCATGCCCTTCATCGCCGCGGCATCATCTGACTCCGCCGCGATTGGATAGACACGCACGTATGCGTGGGGGAACTCGCCGGTCACTGTCACCTGAAACACATACGGCCGCTGTGTCTTGGAGACCAGTTTCACGGTCGCCTTGCAGCGGGGGGTGGCGTTCTCGAGCGTGAGGATCGTCACAGGTGCCTGAATAGCCAAGTTCTCGCCGGATGTTACGATCTAGACCCATGTTGCGCAAATCGGCTCTCTAAATGCTCGAACTGCCGCCGAATTTTGACCGCGAAGCCCAGTTACTGGATCTGGACCGGGCCGACTGCGAGGAGTCGCTCTACACCTTCCTCAAGTCCGGCTGGCGATTCATCGATCCAGCTCCCTGGAAGGACGGCTGGGCTGTCGATGCGATCTGCGAGCATCTGCAGGCCGTCGTCGACGGGCAGATCAAGAAGCTGCTCATCAACTGCCCACCGCGGATCGGGAAGTCCAACACGGTCTCGGTCGCCCTGCCCGCCTGGACTTGGGCGCAGCCCAACCCCACGCCCACCTCAGGTCCGGGCGTTCCGTTCCTGTACGGCTCCTATGCCGACAAGTTGAGTCTGCGTGACTCCGTCAAATGCCGCCGGTTGATCGAGTCTCCCTGGTATCAGGCCCGCTGGGGCAATCGCTTCAAACTCACCATCGATCAAAACACCAAGTCGCGCTTCGCGAACGACCGAGGCGGTGAGCGGCTCATCACCAGTATCGGCGCAGGCGTCACCGGCGAGGGCGGCAATATCATCGTGGCAGACGATCCCAACGCCGCGAACGATATCTCGAGCGATGCCGCGCTCGAATCGACGATTGAGTGGTGGACGACCGCCATGCCAACTCGACTCAACGATATCGAGAACGGCGCCTTCATCATCATCCAGCAGCGCCTGGCCGAAAATGACCTGACCGGCCACATTCTCGAGCACGAGGCCGACGGCTGGACACATTTGTGCCTGCCGGGCCGCTATGAACCCGAGCGCTCCTATCACACCGTCATCGGCTGGAAGGATCCGCGCACCGAGCCCGGCGAACTTCTGTGGCCCGAGCGGTTCAGCGACTCGGCCCTGAAACGACTCGAAGTGGTCATGGGCCCGTACACCTTCGCCGGCCAGATCCAGCAGCGTCCGGAGCCCAAGGGCGGCGGTATCATCAAGCGCGACTGGTGGAAACTTTGGGAGCACGACTCCTACCCACCGATGGACTTCGTGCTGGCGACGCTAGACACGGCGTTCACCGAAGATGAGATGAACGACCCGAGCGGCATGATCATCTGGGGAATCTTCTCCGGTGACGTCAAGGCCGCCACCACGCGCATCATCTCTCAGGATGGGGCTCCCCGCCGGATGGATTCGACCTATTCGGAATTCGCACCGCACGTCATGTGCATGTATGCGTGGACTGCACGACTGGAACTTCACGAGCTGGTCGAGAAGGTCGCGCAAACGTGTATCAAGCTCAAAGTCGACACGCTGTTGATTGAGAACAAAGCCTCCGGCATCAGCGTGTCCCAGGAAATCCGCCGTCTCTACTGGCGCGAGCGCTTCGGCGTCGAGTTGTTCGATCCGAAGAGTCAGGACAAAGTCGCGCGACTCTACAGTGTCCAACACCTCTTCGCCGAAGGCATCATCTATGGACCCGACCGGCCGTGGATGGATGCCGTCATCACGCAGGTCGGCGCCTTCCCGCGCGGGCGCCATGATGAGTTTGTAGACCTTACAAGTATGGGATTGAGAAAGCTCAGGGATATGGGATTGTTAGTTCGACAACCCGAGAGAGAAGCCGATAACGAAGCTGCAAAAATCTACCCGCGAGGTCAGGACGCACCATTGTATCCCGTTTGAATGTTGGTAAAATAAAAGGGCCACGGATGCTATCAACATCACGAGGCCCAAAGTGTCATAGATGTATGGGAGTACATCCGACGTGTCCGATTCTACGCTCGAAATGCGCAAGTGCAAAACTTGTGGCCAAGAGAAGCCATTATCGGTTGATTTCTTTCGCATCTATCTTCGGAAGGGTCGACGATACATGGATTATCAGTGTCGTAGTTGCGACAGCCAAAGAGCCAAGGAGTGGAATCGCAAGAATTCCCAACATGTCAGTGCTCGAGATCGAGAAAAATATTGGTCAGATCCGCAAAAAGCACGCGCTGAGGGAAGTGCCACCTATTGGCGTACGCGCGAAAAACGACTAGCGCACGCGGCGGTCCGTCGCAATGGACCCGAAGGTGATCACATGCGCGCATTGGATGCGGAAAAGGCCAGACGTTGGCGCGCTGCGCATCCCCTAGAAGCACAAATAGGTCCGAACAAACGTCGTGCGCTCAAACGAAGCGTTCAAGTTGAACCAGTCACTCAGAAACAACTCGACGAGTTACTTGCGAAGCAGAAAGGAAAGTGCGCAATCTGCAAACAGAAACTCGCGAAGAAACACCTAGATCACATCAAGCCATTGAAACTCGGCGGCGAACACGGGGTAAAGAATTTTCAGTATCTCTGCCCACGATGCAACCTCTCAAAACGGCAGCATGACCCAATCGACTATATGCAGACGCGAGGCTATCTTCTGTAACTCAACACCCACGCCGCAACCACGTCTCCAAATCCCGCGTCTGCTCCTTCGTCAACGTCCGCCACATTGGCCGCTTGCACTTCTGCCACAGCCACACCATTGGCACCAGCACGACGTAGAAAAAGACCCCGACCGCGACGTCAATCAGGTCGCTGAAAAAGTCCAGGGTCGTTTTCACGAGCCGCAGCGCCAGCGAGTAAGCCGCGACCACGCCCAGCAGGACGGATACCATGATGAACAGTTGCCAGGCGAGGTGGATCATTCGTCGTTCCAGCATTGGCATGGACTGGCAGGATCTTGGGAGCGTCCACATCCCCGGCACCGCACGCCTTCGTCGATCTCGATCAGCCGGTTGATATACTCGACATTGGCCTGCGCCTCTTGCGTAGTTGGAATTTGGCCTTTCCTGCCTGGAGCGTCGAATAGCACGTGGCCGGGGTCATGGATCGGATTCGCCAGCATCACGCGGAGTCCCTTCGCTGGTGAGTTCACTTCTTCCCTTCCCGCTTCGCCCGAAAATAGGGTGTTCATGGAACCGCCTTCACCTTGAGTCGAATTGTAGCATTGCGATTTACACTGCTGGCCAACCACCCGGAAATGAAATCATCGAAAGAGTCTTGCCACTGTTGGGTGGATCGATCACATCGCTTGTCAGCATGCTCCGCAGCAGCCATTCGCATGACCGTCCTACGAAAGTGTCGTTTTGGCGACGCGGTCCAACTGGATTTCTTGATGCGCGCTTTCACGGCCGGTCATACCCCAGCACCGGCCATCCTTCCGTGCACGAAGGCCACCACTGCACGTCGTCATCCTCAATCGAATAGTACGTTGGAATGCCTACGAGATCTGGATTATTCTCACGGATGCGCGCCATCTCGGCTGGCCTCACGCAAGCGATTTGGTTATTGTCAGTCGGCAATGGTTCGCTCATGACGTCCCCAACATCCGCTTGATCGACTGCGGCCCGTACACCTTGCCGGAGGCTGCGCGTATATTCTTCTCAGCCAGTTCGGCCGCAATCTTACGTAGACTCAGCCCTCGGGCATACGCATCCCGTGCCGCCAAAATCGCATCCGGATTCCTTAACGCCTTCCAGTCTCGCCGCCCCTCCACCCGCTCACCCATCATCGCGCTCTTGCGATCGCGAGCTCCGCGCAGCTTTTGCACCAGCATCGTCTTTTCCAATTGCGACACCGCCCCGAGTACCTGGCGAATAAATGTCGCAGTCGGCGTATCAGATATGAAACTGTCAGGGGAGTCGGATGCAATCAACTCGATACCTTTCGCCTTCAGCATCTGATAACCGGTCTCCTGCACAATCAAATCACGCGCGAACCGGCTGGCATTCTCGACGATAATCGTGCGCGCACCGTTTCCCAACATGTACTTCATCAATTCGGGAAACTGCGGTCTGGCATCGATTGGATCCGCTCCACTCACCGCCGCATCGTAAAACTCGCGCACAATGTGCAGACCTCGGTTGGCCGCATACCCCCGTACCGCCTCCTGCTGCCGTATCAACGAGTCCTTATCAGAGTGAAGGGGCTCAGATTTGGCATATGCCGATGCGGTGCACTGGTACCCGTCTTGGGGGGACCCGCACCGCAGCAAGGGGGGGTCCGGGGGTGATTTTTGCCTAATAGAGACCTGGCCGACGTTCGTGGCGGAGCTCGTGCGGTAGTAGGCCACCGCGGTGCGTTGCTTGTGTGCTGTCTCGACCATGTGCGCATCATGGCACATCGGAGCCAGAGTGTCAACTGTCTTCAGTAAGTGGACAGACTATTCCATTGTCCCGCTCGTACTTCCATCCGAATCAATGACTTGCGCAACAGCCAACCCCACATGCTCCAGCGCATTGGCCGGCTGCTGCTCGATGAGAGCTGGATCGGACTGCGCCAACATCAGCCTCAGCTGCTCGCGCTGGTCTGCAGTGAGCTGCGAACTATCCAGGATGCGGCTGTCCTTTGGCGGCTCCTTCACCACTTCGCGGCGCGAGAGCTTGGGCACGTGGTACTCGATCACGGATTGGAACAGGACGAATGCCTTCTCAGGATTGGGAGGGACAATCCATTTGCCCGGGATCACGGTCGGATTGCCGTTCGCGTCTGGCGGTCCAGGAAGGTCAGGCTCTCTGAGACCGTCTGAGATCGTGTTTAACCAGCGCTGGAGTTTGTGTGCATTCCCGTCCACGAATTTGGCGATCGCCTCTCTGGCGTCACGCTTAATGCGGTTGGGCTTACCTTTACGGGAGCCTTGGAGTTTGTGTCCTGGCTGGAATGGCATATGACTCCATATCACTTGAAGCGTGGCCATGGAGTCAAGGCACTCGGTTACGGTCTACGGTCTCTACGGTCGGTTACACGTGTTTCCAATAGGGCTCAGAATTTATACAGTGTGAGTACTGTATAGCGATGTAATTGCCTCGTGTATATACAACATATATATATCGTAACTATCGTAGAGACCATAACTATAGTAGAGGAGACAATGACTTGCGAGGTGACGGTCTTGGTGAGCGGTTACGGTCTCAGACCGTAGAAACGACCAAAAGATTGACAAATATTGATAATTAGAATTAAGTGAGTTGTGTCACGTGAAACATGGCAGGGTGCACAATGAACAAGATGTGGTTTCACGAAAGCAGTCAGCGATTTCTCATCGCAAGATCGCGCACTGTGATCAAGCGGGTGATGGAGATACCACCGGCTGAATTGCATTTGATGTCGCGCGAGGAAGTGCTCGATCACATTACGAACGTGGAGGCCACTCCTCGATTCACGCTGGTCGAGCGTGGAGGGACGCGGTACGACTTTGAGGTTATCGAACGCGGGGCTTCGCCCAAACCCTGACGGACAGGCCGTCTCGTTTGCTGACGACATTGAGCCAGCCGGCATCGCGCAAGATCGCGGCAACGCGGAGTTTTTCCTTCTGGCTCTGGTCTTTCAGCTGCATGTCGAGCGCATTGAGCAGAACGTCTGCGCAGGTGATTTCATCGCGCGACTGGGCATAACTGAGCACCCGCTCGCCCCACGGATCATCATCGCGTCGGTCAGCCTGCTCTTTGATCGTGTCGGCTTCAGGCACGGTGTGCCACGGTGAAGACTTGTGAAACTCGTGCACGGCCTCAGCGAAGAGCTGGTCGCGGGCTTGGGCGAAAGCTTCCAGATCAATGTGCTTGGTGCGCAACGGCCAGAACCGGCGAATACCGCGGCTGTCGGAAAGATAGTCGTCATTTTCACTCGTGGCCGCGAACACGCAGGTGCGCGCGTGATCGACGACATGACGCCCATAGGGAGGCCTGAAGCGATCGGTTCGGATCGTGATGGTGGCGATGATGTGGCCATGCTCGCGACGGTTGAAATTGGCGAGGTCCGGCATCTCCATGAGCCAACAGCCGATGATCTGTTGGAGAAACTCCCGGGAGCCGAACGACTCGGTTGCTGCCGAGTACCACTGACCGCCCAGGAGCTCGAGGAAGCTCGTCTTGCCCTTACCCATAGAGCCTTCGAGCACCGGCATGTGATCGACCTTGCAGCCAGGCACATAGGCGCGCGCGACCATACTGATGAGCCAGTTGCGAGCGATCGCCATGGAGTAGGGCGTCTTCTCGACGCCTAAGTAATCACTCAGCCAGTCTTCGAGCCGTGGCGTCTGGTCCCATTCCAGACCGCCCAGATACTCCAGCACCGAGTTGCGACTTTGGTTGGTTGCGTGCGCAATGACCGACTGCGCCACCGTCTGCACGGGCATTTTGTGCAGCCCGATCTGCTGTTGCATCCATATTGTGAGCGCAAGGTCATCTCCGTCCGACCACTCTTTTTCGGTGCCTTTGAGCGTGTGGAAGATTCGCTGTCGGAACGAGTCGAACCAGATTTTACCGGCCAGTTCGGGGTGATTTTTCAGAACTTGCGAGGCATTCGCGATATTGGCATGGGGCTCGCCATTCGGCTTTTTTTCGAGCGCGAGTGCTTCGTGAATGACCGAAAGAGACGCACCGGGTTGAATGAGATTGGTCTGTGCATCGATGACGACCGAGCCCTCGGCAGGATGCTGCGGATTGGCTCGATTGATCTGCGAGACCTTCGGCCGGGCGGACCTAGGCGGCTTCCAGCCATTCTGCTTGGCCAGATGAAAGATGGTGCCGGCGCCTGATTTCGGATCCTTGGTGCCGCGCCAAGTCTTCTCGGCGATTTTGTCCTGGTGCTTTGAGGACTTTGCAGACCAGCGCATCCAGTCACTGTGGCCCGCATCGCCCAAGGCGCCTTTGATGGCATAGGCCATCTGCACCCAGGCGTCGTAGTCCATGTCATTAGGGATGGCATCGAGCGCCGATCGGAACGAGTCGACGTCATTGGCGCGCTGCGACCCGTTGGGCACGTGGGGCTTGGAGTCTAGGACGGTGCGTGCTTGGGCGCTCAGAGCCCGGCCAGAGGCGGATAAAATCCCGTCCGCCCACTGGATGTAGTCGAGCAGTTGCTCGCGCGTGACCTCGGAGAGCCGCGCGACGGGGGTGTCGAGCAGGTCGCCGTGGCCATTCCATGTGTAGGGCTTGCCCGTCTTCTGGTGACGATTCCAGCCGACGAACTGCTGGCCCTTGGCCAAGACCTCAACCTTGTGCGCGTCGTCGTCAGGCTGGTCGCTGGGCAGCCGGTAGGAGGCGGTCTGCAGCTTGGTGAAGGGGTCGCCTAGGACCTGATAGACCAGCAGCACCTTGGGCGCCTGGCCGATGCGCGCCGGTGCGAGCCCCAGGTTCTCCTCGGCGTGGCGACGCATCTGTTCGGCGAGCGCTGGCTCTCGCACATCGATATCGAGCCCGACGATCGAGCCACAGAGGATACCGGTCCCCCAAGCATCGTAGCCGTGCTCGGTGTCCTGGTAGACGAACTCGGGCCATCCTTCTATGCCCGGAGACTTCTTGCCCAAGGGAATCGGCAGCGGGCGATATCCATTGGCGACGAGTTGGCCGGCGATCTCGCCAAAGCGCGGGAAATTGTTGGCCATGGGTCAGCCTTCCCGGAAGGCGCGATAGCGGCGACGCAACGCAGCACAGATCCGCTCGCAAAAGCCGAAGGGAATAACGCCCTGCTGATAGAGACGCATCAGCGCGCGCTTGATGAAAGGCACCGGATCTAGCCCACGGCACGTGATTGGATCAACTCTCGCCCGCGTCCGTGCTCCAATTCGAGCTCGAGAAGTCGCAACATCTCCTCAGGCATCTCATAACGCCCGGTGCGCCACATACTCACATAGTCCGAATGGCGGTAAAGCAAACTCCCCACGGCGGGGCAAGTCAGGTCATGCTCGCGCATGAGGCGCAGCAATGCTTGGCGTCGAGCTGTTGGGCTACGCATATGAAACCACCCCGTAATTATCTCTGGAGAGCGTAGCTTGGCAGGAGTGCCAGAGCAATGGGTTATGTCAGATTATTTTCACTGATGTCAGTGACCAACGGCGCGGTGATCCACCTTCGCCATACTGCGATGATGCTGGTGTGATCCAGCTCACAGTTACCCAAGATAGGCGCCGTGAGCGCGGTGTGCAGATCGTGGCCGGCGTTGAGGCGCTCTCTGACAGTGGCATAGGCAATGTTGAATTCGAGAGCCCAATGCTTCAGGCACTGCGTGCGGCCGGCCAGAGTGTAGGGCTTGCCTCTCATCAGTCAACCTCTGGCTCACATCCAATCATCATCAACTGCATGGGCTTCCAGTGTTGGCAAGGCTCTTCCGAGCGACCGCAGTCTGTGCAGCCAAAGCGCTTTGGAATGGATTGGCTAGCCCAGCCATAGAAGCTCAACATCGGCCGGCCTGGAGCGGTGATCACTTCACCATTGGTGAGGAATCCGTCTACAGACGTCCACGTGGGCAGCGGATTCGCGGCACCGTTCATTCGCCCACCTTCACTTCCCAAAAGTCTGGTGTGAGTTGCAAAAGTCTGCGCTCGACAGCGGCCGACATAGAGATCCGATAGCCGTAATCGGTCTTTTCGATGTAATCGACATTCACATATTCACCGCCCGTGTGCCGACTGTGCTCATCCAGAATGCACAGGCGACTGTTAGTGGTGTCCAGGTAGATGGGGCGACTCATGGATATTTCTCCAAGCATACAAAGCCGATATAGACGAGTGTGATGACGAGCGCGGCGAGCAGATAGGGCAATGCGCGTTTCATAATTCACCTAGAATTCGTCGCGCATCTTCAACGGAGCGTGCAATGCCCGCGCGGCCGCCCATTTTGAGAACCATATCAAGAAATGCTTGTTGAGCTGGCGATACTCGCCCGGTCTTAGTCTTGCCTTCTATTCCGGTATAGACCGCGATAGAACGGCCGACCATGTCCGCGGTGATGATCTCAGAAACCAATCCGCCGATGTCGCTGGTGCCTTCAGGAGCCAGCTTGATGGCGTAGTATGGGCTGAGTACCAAGCGGCTGTGATCCTGAGACACGATCCTGCCTTGCCATGCGGTGCCTGAATTCTGTCTCCACAACCTAACATTGCCACGGCTGTGCGCCAACAGGATGTCGGCGAGTAGTTGGGCCTCACTCACGTGGAGCATTCGCAGCGTAGCCCACGTGCCGACCGAGAATGCGTGACAAATTCCTCGATGCGTGGCCTATGTGCTGCTCGACCGTGTTCTCGGAGATTTTCAGCCTGTGAGCAATTTCCTTTTGGGAGTATCCGTATATTTTCCTCAGCACGACGACTCGACGCTGACACTCAGGAAGTGACTGGACTGCCTCAACAATCACCCGCAGTTCATCGTCTGCCTCAATCAGTCGCGCCGGATCGAGATTGACTAAGCTAAACTCCTCTAGCACTTCTTCTTCACACTCATCGAGTGTGGCCACCAGCTCCTCGTTGGCCCTGTACGTATGGTTGGCGAGGTCAATCGCGCGGTTTCTGGTTAATGTCACCAACCACGCGGTGGGAGAAAATACGGCATCTGTGCTAGTGCACGTGAGGATCGATACGCGCACATCCTGCAAAATCTCGTTGATCAGGGCATGTCTTTTCACAAACCGCTTTGCAGTGTTATACAGAATAGGCTGTATCTTGATGCTGAGTTTGATCAGGTCCTCGGCACTCAAAGGCTGGTGCTGAGCATTCACGGCGCGGCCTGCAATGTTGGGATCTTCCAGAAACACCGCAGACAAAACCGCGGCTTGTTACGCGGCAAGTCTGCGGTGAACCGGAAGCATGCGCGGCAGGCTTTCACCGTGCGCCCTCATAGCAAACACCTGTATTTGAAATGTTGCACGGCACTTCGACGATGTGTGAGTTTCCATTCAGTGCCAGGATCGCGATAGCGGCGAATATCACGCAGCCCAGCAACAGAGGCAAATAAGGTAGAAAATTCTTCACTGAAGTGTCTCCTTTTCCTCGAATACGCGCTGACTCATCGGTGTTTTGATCATGGCGCGGTTGAACTGCTCGCGGTCGTCAATGAATTCCTCACTTAGGACAGGCTGTGGAGTTGGGAACTTGGGGCGCGTGTATCGGCACATGAAGTGATCGAAGCGCCCGGTGTGATACTCGAACCACATCCCTACCAAAACGGCTATTGCGACGGCGGCGACAACAAGCATCGTGGTCATGTTATTCTCCCAATCAGATGTGCGCACCCTCGCACAGACTCGGCGCGAGAGTCAAGCAGATTTCTTTGCTGCGCGTGCGGCTAATACGTGCCGCGCTCTGCCCAGAAGATCTCCCTTGTATCCACGCTTGCGAAATACCTCAGCCAACTGTTCTGGCGTCTTGGCCTGAGACTGCTCGAATCCGAGACGACGTTTCGCCTGGCGCCGCGCCACTTCTTCAGGTGTGATCTCGGCGAGCGTCCCCTCCCGCTGTTCAACCTCGCGAGGTTTCGGTGCGAACGCATGGCCGCACTCCGGGCATTTGCGTGATTCGGAGCGCATTGCGGCCCAACAGAGGGGGCAGGTTTTAACCGAGGTCGCCTTTTTCTTTTTCTGCCGATCCTCGCCTTCGAGCGTCCAGGGCGTCGAGCGGTCCCAGTGTGGCAGGCCAAAGCGCTCCCAGTTGCGTACGTGATCGAAGAGCCACGCCCGCTCTTTGCCCGGCTCGGGCCGCAGGATACGCCCGCACTGCTGGCGGTATATCACTTCGGATTGGGTGGGCCGGAGCATCAATCCAACGTGCACGCCAGGGCAGTCGAATCCTTCTGAAAACAGCTCGGCGCTACTGAGCATGGCAATCTTCTTCGCGCGAAAGTCGGCCACCACGCCGCGGCGAATGTCGCGATCAGTGCCCCCGTCGAGGGCCATGGCTGGGTATCCGGCCTCGCGGAATTGCTTGGCGACGTCGTGGGCATGCTGCACAGAGACGCAGAACGCGAGTGCCGGTAGGCCATCTGTCTTGCCGCGGTACATCTCGAGCGCGCTGCCGGTTATGGCTGGGGTATTGACCAGTTCCTCGGACTCCGAGGTGACGAACTCCCCGGCTCGCGTGTGCAGTCCGCTGGTGTCGACCGTCTCCGGCCCGAACACCAGAGGCTGAACGAGCCAGCCGCCCGCGATGAGTTCGAGCGGCGACGGCCCCACAATGAGCTTGTCGAATATCGTGCCGAGCCCCTCGCCTGAGGGACGCATGGGGGTAGCAGTGACGCCGAGCAGTTTCGCCTGGGGCCAGTGACGGATCACGGACTCCCACGTCGCGGCGCGCGCGTGGTGCGCCTCGTCGATGATGATCAGATCCGGCGCTGGCGTGTCGCCGAGCCGGCGCACCAGTGTTTGGATATTGGCGACGTATGTGCGAGCTGGCCGTACCGGGTAGCCTGCAGCGATAAAGCCGTGCTCGACGCCCGTGTTGGCGAGCGATGTAGATATCTGGTCGACCAGCTCAATCCGGTGCGTCAGGATGAGCACGCGGTTGCCCTTGGCTTGGGCGCCGTGGGCAATGTGACTGAAAATGACTGTCTTGCCGCCGCCCGTGGGCAGTACATACAGCGGCGCGCGGCATTGGTCGGGCCCGAACGCTTGGCGTATGCGCGCGATGCCGTCTAACTGGTAGGGGCGGAGGGAAATTTGCACGGCGCGCAAATGGTATAGCCGTGGGCACAGACATTGAGCGTCGGATACGGAATAAAGTTGGCGGCGTTGAGCGCCGCGGCGATCTTCTCTGCTCTCGCTTTCTGATCCTCCATGGTGCCGCCTTCTAGTCTCATTTTTTCGGCACCGAACCAGCCCCATGATGGCGCGGGGACGCCGTAGCAGACCGAGACTTCACACATTCCGTCTCCGATCTTGACGTGTGCGACCCACTGCTTATCCATTTCCATTCGCCTTCCGATCCTTAATCATCCAGTTCCACAACTCTTGAATCGTCCTCACGTCCGTCAGTCCCTTGCGGTGCACAATGTATGCGTTGATGCGCTCACGCCGTAAACCAACAGCCTCGGCGATCTCTGCTTGGCGCCCTGTCGAGTTCTCGGCGAGGTAGTCTAGGACGGATTCGCGCATCATTTGCCACAGAGTGATCAACTCCCCTTTGGGTTCTCGACGATTGAGCTTCTGGGCTGATTTATTTAGCGATTGGACTGTTCTCATGGCGCGACATTACCGCATGTGATGGACAGCACGCAAAAATATTTGCATTCGACTTTGGACTGTGCGAGGCTGCGCGCATGAAGAAATGCGCAACATCACAAGAGCTGATCGCACGTAAGAAAGCCTATTCATTCTTGGTAAGAGCTTACGAAGCGGACCCATCTCAAAAACTGTTTGTCGATCAGATCCGGCGCGACACAGACGCGGCTCACAAGTGGCTGCAGAATCAAACGAGGACAAAATGACAAAGACCGCTCCGACCCGTCACTACATCGTTCGTGACAAGACCACGAAAGCGCCCGTCGCGCTGATCGAGGCTACTAGCGTTGCCCAAGCGCGCTCACACTTCGCACACAGCCGGCATACAGTGGAATATGCCGAGCAGACGGCACTGATGCAAGCGGTCAAAGCAGGCATCGAGCCTGAGAAAGCCGGCGACACGGACGAGCCGGCCACATGAACGCCGAGCTGACGGAGCGTCAACGCCAAGTGTTGAAGGGCATTGCCAAGGGATACAGCAACCAGAAGATTGCTGAGCAATTGGAGCTGTCTTCTAAAACCGTCAAGGCCCACGTCACCGCAATCTTCAGAGCACTCAAAGTGAGCAATCGGACCGAGGCTGCGCTGGCGGTCATGACCGACTCACACTGCGCAACCTGCACTTGTAACAGTCCCGCGAACGCGCCCTAGTTCAGACACGCAAAAGGAGTTCCCAATGTTGATTCTAACAATCAGAGACGGCGGCTCATTCCAGATCGGCAATCATGTCAAGGTGCGTGTTCTCGGCACACGCGGCCACCAGACCCGTATAGGCATCGAGGCGCCCAAAAACATTCCCGTCCATCGCACTGAGATCGCCGACAAGATACGGGCTGAGAACGGTGGCACCATCCCAGGCAAGGAGGTCGAGTAGTGGATACCCTGGAATTCCCAGGCGGCCGGATCAAATTGCTGCCCAATGACTGCATCAGCATCAGCTTTGAAGGATGGTCTATCACAGGCAGAATATTCACGGTCATGCACTCACTCCAACGTGGTCAAAATCAGATGAATGATGAACGGAGGCGTCTCGCCGCCTTGGCCATGCAAGGCTTCATCGGCACACACAATGAAATTGCATGGACATATGCGGGGATAGCAAAAGCGGCCACCGAGTGTGCCGACGCGTTGCTGAAGGAGTTGGCCAAGTGAATGCGCGCCTACTCAACCTGACTCCTGATCAGTATCGTAGCGGACCTATCAATACACCATGGCTTTCGCAATCCTACGCACACATTTTGATTTCCAAATCGCCTCTACATGCTTGGGCAGCGCATCCTTTGCTGGGTGGTGTATCCAGACCCAGCACCGACGCATTGACTGACGGTACGATAATTCACAAATTCATTCTGGAGAAAGGCGCTGACGTTGCAATTGCACCAGCAGAGTGGCCGGACGCTAAGGGGAAAATGCTGCCTGCGGTTGAGTGGCGTACCAACTCCGCCAAGGAATGGAAGGCGAATGCGCTAGCGGAGGGCAAGCTCCCATTATTACAGCATGAAGCGGAAGCTTTTATTACTGCCGCTGAAGCGATCAGTACCCGGTTCCATAGGTTCGACATCCCTCTGGATGTTGCAGAGAAAGAAGTCTCCATCACTTGGGATGAGCAAGGTAAATATGGACCCGTGCATTGCTGCGCAATGCTCGACTTGCTGGTCTTGGAAAATGGAGATATTTTCGATTTCAAATCCACGCGTTCAGCGACTCTTAAGTCATGCCGAAGGGCTATGACTGACTATGGTTACTATCTGCAAGATGTTGTGTACCGTCGCGCTGTCAACGCGCTGAAGCCGGAACTCGAAGGCCGCGGAAAAATGTGGTTTGTGTTCGCTGAACTGGAGCCGCCATACGCTGTAGCAAAGCCGCGCGTAACCAGCAATGCCATGCGCGAGATGGGTGAACGAGATTGGCGGCGAGCGGTACTGACGTGGGAGGAATGTTTGCGTACTGGCAAATGGCCAGGGCCGGACGAAGATGGAACTGGCGTGCTTGAGCCAATGCCGTATGCGCTGACGGATGCGATGGAGCGGGAGACGGAGGAGGAAAGCGGTGAACGGTAAAACCATCGGCCCACATTGGATCTCGATGGGAGAGCCGCCGCCTAAGCGCGGATTTTATTGGCTTCTGAGCGATCAGCGGTTTCGCTTACTTGCGCATGTCGATCATCATGGAAAATGGCATGGTGTTGATCAAAATGGGTACTTGTTTGAAGTGACGGATCTATATACGCATTACACGCCAATCTGGGAGCCGTCACTATCATGACCATCGACTTCAAACCCGCCGTCCGCGAGTCCATCGGATTGATCATCGGCCTAGCTGCCGGCACGGGGGGTGGGAAAACAAAAACCGCCATGGAACTCGCGACCGGGATGTCAGATGGCAAGCCATTTGCCGTCATCGACACTGAGCGGCGTCGAGCTCTCCACTACGCGCCGCCGCCGGGCAGGAAAGCCGATGGCAAGGTCACTTACGATTTTCAACACTTGGAGCTCAATCCTCCATTTCGTCCAAAATCATACGCTGAAGCAATCATGGCTGCAGACGAGGCTGGATTCCCCGTTATCATCGTAGATTCTGCCTCGCATGAGTGGGCCGGTGAAGGCGGCATCATCGAGTGGCAGGAGGAAGAAAATCATCGGATGGCCGGCGGCGATGAGAATGCTTCCGACTACTGGAAGCGCAAAGAAGCCACAAAAATGGCCGCTTGGATCAAACCCAAGACCAACCATAAGAAGATGGTTACACGCATGTTGCAATTGCGTGCGCATCTTATCCTTTGCTTTCGCGCCGAACCGAAAGTTGAAATGGTGAAAGACCCAGATACCGGGAAAACAGTCATCGTTCCCAAGAAGACCCGAACAGGGCTCGATGGCTGGGTGCCAATCTGTGAGAAAAATCTTCCGTTTGAACTGACGGCAAGCTTTCTATTCACCGAGGATTCGCCTGGCGTGCCGAAGCCAATCAAACTTCAGGAGCAGCACAGGCCGTTTTTCCCATTGGATAAACCAGTCACGCGTGAAGCCGGAAGGCTGCTAGCTGAATGGGCGGCTGGCGGCGCTCCAAAGTCGATCGACATTGCTGCCATGACCGCTCAGTACACCGACTGTGAGACCCAGGCAGAGTTCGATCAGCTCGAGGTTGAACGGGCGAAGGCATGGAAATCGATCCCGAAGGGAGAAGCCAAGGAACAACTGGCGGCAGCGAGTGCCGCTGCTAAGGCGCGACTTGCATCTAGTAATTCTGTGTGATACTCTGCGCACATACTGAAAACGGAGATTCGTATGCCGACTCGAAAAATAGATCCGCCAAGTCTGACGCCCGATGAACTTGCGGCCATCCACTGGTTCCTAGATCACCAGTCGTTTTCGGACTACCTCGAATCGGTGCCGCCTCACTTGGGCAAGGACGCCTGCACTGATAAGGCGTACGAAATTCGTGATGCGCTCGGCAAGTTGCAGTCGACTCTGCTGCCATCACGGTCCGGTGACTGGATGTACCGGTCATGAGCGCCCAAGGTACCTGCCCCGTCTGCAATGGCACCAAGCGAGTGCCGTATACCGGCGAGTACGCCCACATCACGGCGGGTTACGACAAAACTACAGGCACGATTCCATGCGGAAACTGCGGCGGCCAGTACATGAGCATGTCGGCAACCGGTCTGGTCCCGATGCGCCCAGACGGCACCCCGTGCACGCATGCCTATCAGGAAACCGGCCCCGTCGATCAGCGCCGTCGCGGTTGGCACGAGTACACGTGTACGGGTTGCGGTGATCATTATTCCATTGATTCGGGAGATTGAGCGAATGAAAAGATCCATGAAAGTCGCTCTGTTCCAGGACCGGTCCGGCCACGTATATCCGGGCGGAGAGAATATAGATAAGTACGTGAAGCAGGACATTCGCATCACCGACTTCGTGGACGTCCAGTTTACCGAGATCGAAGGTGAGCACTTACAGGACGCTATTCGCCGCGCCCGTCAGGCGGATATCGAGTATCACCAGAAGCAACTCGAAGCTCTGCTTCGCGAGGGCGGTTTATGATCCACTGGTGGCAAAGTCTCTCCTTCAGCGCAGCTTTCCTGTGGCTGTTTCTAGCCATCGGAACCCTCGTTCTTCTCTCAGTCCTGATGCGTGCAGCTGGGCAGCGCCGTCCGGATGTGCTGGATCCCCCGCACTGGAGTACACGCCGGGACTCACCCGAAGCTGCTGGAAAGGTGCGTCGTGGCTGAGAGCCGTACAGCTTATCACCGTGAGTTTCGTCGGCGCACCGCACCTCGGCGCCGTCATCTCCAGAATCTGCGCTTGGCCTGTATGCGCTCATGCCAGTGGATTCTCGATAGTCTTTATGCTGATGGCGTGTTGATGACCTCATACAGTATCAAAGCGTCTCACGCACTGAATTTACGGCGTTCGCGTGCAGAGCAACACTCTGCACATGGACACCAACACAACACCGAGCACGGCGGTAACCGTCGCAGAAATCCTCTGGCGCTACGAGCGAGACTGTCTTCAGGATCTCGCACCGCGAACGCAGATCGACTACGGCCGGCATGTGGTCACCCTGAGGCAGACCTTCGGACACCGAATCGTCACGGAACTCGAGCCGAAGGACTTCGGGCCCTTCCTGGCGGTGAGGAAAGGCAAGGTCCAGCGGGTCAAGCAACTCGCGGTGCTGTCTGCCGCGTTCACCCAGGCGGTGAGCTTCTGGTACTGGATCCCGCGCAACGTCCTCAAGGATGTCGCGCGACCGAAGTTCAAGCCGCGGGATCGGCTGGTCGAGCAGCAGGAGTTCGACGCGGTACGAGCGCTCGCGCCCTATCGCGTGAAGTTGGCGATGGATCTGGCCGTCATGACCGGCCAGCGCCAGGGCGACATCCTCAATTTCCGCTGGTCGGACATCAAAGACTGTCCGGAGCCCATTGTCGATCCGATCACCGGCGAGGAAGTGACGTCCGAGCTTCACGTCTACCAGTCGAAAACCGGGAAGCGCTTGGCGATCGGCATCTCGAAGGATCTCGAGAACACGCTCGACCAGTGCTGGAAGCTGCCAAACCGGGGCGAGTTTGTTCTGTCGTCCCGCTTCTCACAGCAATTCACAGGCGAAGGCTTTCGCGCGATGTGGCAGCGGGCACTGAGGAAGTACGCCTCCCGGGGCTTCAAGAGATTTACATTTCACGATCTGCGCGCGTTGGCTGCGACTCGATGCCCTACTCCGGAAATCGCCATGCGGTTGCTAGGGCATACCAATATCTCAATGACGCTCCGGATTTATCGGCGCGGAGTAGAGAGGGTTCAGGCGCTGGGATTGCAGCCCCAGCAGAAGCGAGTCTCGCATGAGAACCCCATTTCAATGGATAGCCGGATTGCTCCTCCTCGGAGCGACGCTGTGGCTGTCTCACTGCAAGTTTGAACCGATCTCGGCGGCAACAATCGACCCGCGCTCGTTCCATTGCGCGCGGGAGTTATCCCTGCCGTGTGATGGAGAACGTCAATGAAACGCCTGTTGGAATGGTTGAAGCGCGACTGGCGTGAGTCCCAGGCCTGGCGGGATGAGCCGATTGAGTGGGGTGAGTGGTGAAAGACCGTGGGCCCTTTGCCGGCATCGCCAACGCTCTGATGCTGAGCGCCCCGATCTGGCTGCTGTTGTATTGGGCGCTGAAGTGAACGCTCCGGACGAATTAGATCAACGAGTTAGGAGAATAACGTGAATGAACCGATTGATGTGGGGGTGAGGGAGCCGGTAGGACCGACCTATTTGGGAGACGGGGTATACGCATCGTTCGACGGCTATCACATCTGGCTACATCTCGGCGCACATGACAACCCGGCACTGATTGCCATCGAGCCACAGGTCTACGACGCCTTGAAACACTACGCCAAAAGAATATGGGGAGAGAAAGCGTGAACGCGCAAGTGACCATCATCGAACCCGAGCAGCTCCGTTACCTACCAGCCAAGACGCTATTGCGCCTGGTCGAATCGGCGCAGAAAGCTGAGAAGAACGCCAAAGCCTTCCGGCTGACAGTGGGCACATTCCCGGACTTGTTCAGGGCATTCGAGGAACTGGACCTGAATCTGAGTTTCTGCGTCGATAACGAGTACATGAGTCTCTCGTTTGCCGGCGATGGGGAGAAGCTCAAGACCGTCTGGGGCCATATGCGCCGCGCTGGCTTCAACACTCGCCAGCGGCCAGCCAAGGGGGATACCACCTTCAATGCCTTCTGGCGACAGGAAGGCTACGCGGACATCTTCATGATGTTCTCCAGCACGATGTGCCGCCGGGTCAAGGTTGGAACCGAGATGAAGGAGGTCCCGATCTACGAGACTCAGTGCGGCGAGCTGCCCGAGATCGAGTCGGAGGACAAGCCAGTTGCGGTTGTCGAGGAGTACACCGATGACGTCCCGTTTTGAACCCGGGCAGCACGTCCGATACGTGCCCTACCACGCCCACGGAGACGCCTCGCACCCCGATTGTGAAAACGGGATCGTCAGCAGCGTCCGCACTCACTCGCCTGTTGACGGCTCTCCAATGGACCCACCGATCATCTTTGTGCGCTTCGGTGGCGGAGAGACTGGCCAAGGCTGCAACCCGGACCAACTCATATGAGCACCGTTGATCGCATGGCCGATTTCCGTACGGAATGTTCCCGATGAGGAAGAAGCAGGTGTGGCGCTACTACTGCGACTTCTGCAAGAAGGCCAGTTGCTCAGCGGGCGCTCTGAAGTCTCACGAGCGAAGCTGCACCGCGAATCCGAATCGGGTTTGCCGGATGTGCGAGAAAGGCGAATACACCCCGGCTCCGCTGCCTGAGCTGATCAAAGTATTCGAAGGCATTGGACGCCCGACTGACATGGAAGACATCTACCACTTCAAGAGCGACGTTCTGGAGTCTCCGGTGAGGCGATTGAGGGAGCTGGCTGACGGATGCCCCTGCTGCATCTTCGCGGCCATTAGGCAGGCAGGCTTCGCCCCAGTGAGCACTTTCAAACTGAAAGACGAGATCAAAAGCGTGTGGCCCGACATAAACGACACACAGAACGCGAGGGAACATGGCTACTGAAGCAAACCGAACGCACACCACTGATTTGATCACCGACCTCTGTGAGGACTGCGACGAGCGTCCGATCACAGGACTCGACGCCCGGTGCGATACCTGTCGGCAGAACGCCGATGAGTCCGCCTATGAGCGATCACTGGGCGAGTGCTACCGCGGCAGTGAGGCTGCCGGCGCCCTGGCTGAGTCGCAGGACTGGATCCAGAGGAATCTGAAATGAACGTTGAGGAAGCGTACCCGACCGCCTGCCGTCAGTGCGGGGCCTCGTTCATGCAGTGGCGTGAAATCCCACCAGGGATGGGTCGCTGCACGAAGTGCCGACATTCCGGATTGCGCGGTTGGTTGTTGGCCCCCGCGTTCCTGATGGTGCGGACCATCGGCTTCTGCGCTGGCTTTTTCGGGAGGAAATCATGAGCGTGGATCGGGCTGCAGAAACTAACCACGCACGCAATCGATACTGCGGTGGCCTCCGGTGCGAGCATTCGGACGCCGAGTTGGAGATGGAGCAAAGTTACAACGGCTGCATCCTATGCGAGAACGCACGACTTCAGAATCTATTGAAGCGCTTTATGGCATGCAGACTCACGGCGCATGGGGGCTGGCGGATTTCATCCGGCAGCGAGGCTGGAGATTCGCTCAGCAAGGTTTACACCGACGTGAGCGCTCTGATCGTCGGGCCGCCCGATGACCCGGAGCCCGTAAAACGCTATCGCATGACGTTTGGGGAAGCCTGGAACGGCGACATGGATATCGAAGCGGTTGAAGATCCGAATGGCCCGTGGGTTCCTTACGGTGGAAAGTGATATGAACGAACAACGGTCAACGCTCTCATCGGATGTGCGTTCGCCGCCGCCGCTGTTATGTCGTGTTCTTGGCCACCGTTGGCAGCTTTGTCATGTCCGAACAAAGGACGATCAGAATCGCGAGATCTGGGCCTACGTCGATCACACGTGCACGCGCTGCTATATCACCGAGAAGAGGAATTTATGGACAAGCCGATAGTTGAGGGGTTCGCGGATTTGTCCAAATATGAGGCTCGCCCTGCCCAACTCACCTCAAATGAGAACACCAAGGTCTCTGACGAGAGCTTAGGCGAATTGATTGCTTGGGTGGATAAGCTGAGCGCAGCTTCTGAGCATGAGATTCCGCGCAGTCTATACAGGCAGATTTATCATGCGTTGAGCGAACTTCAGAATGTACGCGCAAATGCATCAGTTTTGGATGCAGCTTCCGGCGAAAGAATCAGGCCACAGAACCCCGCAATGCTGGATGGTGGTACTCCGAGTAGCCGGGAGCAGCTCAACATATGTGACCATCCTGATTCCAAGTGTTACGCGGCATCTGCTTGGCGTTGCGATTGCGGCGCTCTACTTCCGATGGATGATGCCGCGAACACTCACGAGACGGGAGAATGTCATATCCGTCCGCACGACTTCTGCAGCGCTGGCACCTGTAAGGTTTGCGTCGATGCTGCCCGATATAGATTCATCCGTGAAGTGACGCCAGGACTCGTTAAATGGAATATCCCTGCTGCGCTAGACACCGCTGTGGACGAGGCCATGCGCGAACAGAACACGAAACCGCAACAGACGATTCAGGATATTGGTTGGTGGCAGTGTCCGTGCTGCCAGAGTTACTACACGCCGGAGCGCCTCGTCTGTCCAGTCTCTGGTGATAGTCGTCCTACTCCGAAAGCCTCCGAGCAATGTCAGCACGATCTGCTGAAGCCGGACACGACGGTATCCGTTATCGCGTGGAACCATGCCAAATGTAGAGTGTGCAAAAACGAATGGCATTCCGCCCCGGACAAGAGTGGAGGAGCACAGCAGTTAGCGAAGGACGCGGTTCGCGATATCGCTTGCTGCGATACCTTCGTGCGGGAGTCGGCCAGCGAGTTCTGTGCAACGTGCGGTTACACCAACCTCGACCATCTACGCAAGCGTAGTTCGCAGGGCAAGAGCGAACCACTCAGCCTTGTGTATCACCAGCCGGGCTGCGAAGCGCTTTCGGGCGAGATTGGGGCAGTCTGCAAACCATGCACGTGTGGTGCCGAATGAACTGGCATCTGCTCGCCTACATTTGTATCGGGGTGTTGGCCGTGTGTTTCTTGGTCCTTGTCATCCGTAACGACATCTGAGAGCGAGCCAGAATGACTACTTTCTGGGCATTCGATGCTGACTCAAGCCGATGCACTATCTACGGGCGTGAGCCGTCCGTTGAGACGCCAATATTTGAGACGTTCAAGTTCAACTTCGAACAGGCGTTGCATCTTGCGGAGGCATTCGACAAAGTTTACAGGCAAGGAATTGAGCGCGGAATGAGTAACGTAGCGGCCGAAACCAGAGCGACACTCGACAGGCTCGTTCCCGTATGACTTACGGTGTGCGTCTCTGTTACTTCTGCGATGCCATTGGCGAAGGCGCGGACATCAATGGGCGCGTGTGGCGCTGGGAGTTCAGCAAGCAGTTCGGCCCAGTTTTCATAGACAAAAAGAACGGCGACCCGCTGGATGTACAACCAGCCGAAAAGAGCCCAGCGTGGCCGGTATTCGAGCACTGGTTGGCCGAATACAAACCGCCTTCTCAACAGCACTTACATGTCACTTCGGAGGAAACATGATTACCTATCAAATCGATATTCTCGATGTGGAGTCCGGCGATGTGAAGCGCGTTGACTCACTCGTTGGCTGGACAGAGTTCTCGCCCAAGGTCTACCGCGAGGGGATGTGCGATTGCAATCTCGCCGGGATGCGGAATCGAGAGATTCGCAAAACCATTGAGGGAATGCACATCGAAGACGCTAATCACGCCGCGTTCAAATGGCGCCGAGAGAACGGAGGCTGCGATCACAGCATGCCGCCGAAACACTTTCGGGCAGTCATGGCATACCTACAGGACGGGCGCATCTACGACTTCAAAAAGAGCACCTTTCAGAAGGCTGCAGCGTGAGTCATTCGTCTACATCCTTTGAGGATCAGTCATGAGCATCTACGACAATTGCCTACAGGGGCTGAGCACGTACCCCGCCTTCGCGCTTCGACGGCGTGTCATGGCAGCGATCCCCGACAGTTGGCTCGACCCGCTGTTGAGCGGTAGAGACGCGGTCAATTTCCCGCTGAAATGCCCGGATGTGGAGCGGCTGGTCAACGGCATTCGCGAACGGGTGAGGCACGCTCTCAATGGAGACGAATCACGTGGGTAGACAACACATGCGTGACGACGACGAAGAGGCGGACGACTACTGCGGCGCCACTGCGGATGAGGTTATCGAGTCACTTCAGGAAGAAGTCCGCGACCGTGACGAGCAGATCAAATGGCTGCGGAAGAATGTCGGCGCCATGCGGCGCTGGATCGCCCTGCACGACTGTGGGGACCTGTCCGCCAAAGCCGCGTTCGAGCAGATCGGCATGGACATTGACCGCATCGCCGGACCGAACGCTCACAGCGCACCCGATCAATCATCAACAGGAGAATAACTTGGACGCAATGGCACAGACGCAGCAAGCGGCAGGCCAGATGGCCATGAGACTGAAGACCTTCGACGAGATGGACGACGCCCAGAAGATCGCCTACCTACACAGTGAACTCAAGGGGCTGATCCAAGCCAATCGCTTCCTGCAGCAGCGCGTAGCGGCGCTGGAGAGCCATCGGCATGGTCCCGAAGGGTCACTGCTGGTGCCGATCAACCACGCCAATCAGGTTGGCGGAATGCTCGGCGGTTATGGGTACTGACCGCCCAAGGTTAACCGTGGACGAACTACGATCGTGAAAGGTTGGGTAGATGGCTTGGCTGAATGGACCGAAGGCGAGACGGCCTACCTGTCGATCGCCTTTACCTGGAAGCTTGCGGAAGCCCGCGATCGCGCCCGGAGTTACGCGGCCTTGGGATATCGCGTTGTGGCCGGTGGTCCAGCACTCTTCCTGCCTTCCAGTCGGCGCTACCTGGAGCCAGATGTGTCCGAGATCGGGGCCACCTACCCTGACGTAGTGACCAAGCATCATCCACTGGCGACAATTGCCAGCCGCGGATGTCCGGTGAATTGCTGGTTTTGTACGGTTCCCAAGATGTGGGGTACGACCTTCACGCTGATTCCGGACTTCCCGGTGCGGCCGATCCTGTGCGACGACAACCTGTCCGCACTCCCTGTGGAATATCAGCAGCACATCATCGAGCGTTATGTTGCCGAAGGGGTGCCTCTGCTCGATGCCAACTCAGGATTCGAGCCTCAAACTTTTGATGGGGGTACCTTAGAGCGCTGGTCGAAGATCATGCGAGGACCTTACCGCTTCGGGTACGACGAGCTCAAAGAGCGGGAGCCAGTTCGAGCGATGATGAAGACCCTGCGCGATGGAGGCGTGAAGCCCCGCAATATGCAGGTCTATTGCATGATTGGACACGAGCCGATCGCTGACTGCCTGACGCGGATTCAGGAGATCATCGCCTGGGGTGGTGAGCCCTACGTTCAACGCAACATGAAGCTTAATGCGTTCGACAAGGTTCCTTGGGTTCGTCACGACTGGACTCTGCAGAGTCTTGCGCATATGGCCCGCTGGGCCAATCGCCGGATCTGGCGATATGCTCGATTCGAAGACTACGATGCCAATGCAAAGACTTCCCGGCAGAAAAACCCCGACCAGGCAGCCCTGGTATGAAGTGTCAATCGCATAACTCATTCGAAGGGTGATCATGAGAACTGAACTACAACGCGATGCAGACGGGCTGGATTGCACCCTGTATCGGGTCATCAGCGGCGTGGAAAGTCTCTACTCCAAGGCCGAGAGCCAGCGTAATCGCGAGCTGATGGCAACCCTCAGGAATGCCCTGATAGGTTTGCGCTCGGCTCGTGGAGAGATCCGCAGCCTGATGAGCGAAGAGGATCGCAAGGTAACATCATGACAAATGAGAAGCTCGACGAAGCATTGGCGATACTGGCAATCGCCCTACCCGGCCCGCGTCCGTGGCCAACAGAGGGTGCGGAGGCTAAGTTACGGATATATCGCAACATGGCCGAAGACAGATGCCGCACGCGGGATCAGGTCGGCGATCTGGCTATTGAGATTGCGCGGCTGCAGGAGCGTGATATCGCTGTCCGTGCTGAGTTTGAGAACTTCCGCCGTGGCCTGTGTAACTTCGGTGAGTTGGCCAGCGCGATCGAAGGAAGCGCTCACGAGACGCGGGCAACCGATGCTCAATGCTCAAATGAGTTTACTCACGCTGGCAGTTGGGACTGCGACGCCATGCTTGCCAAGGTGATTGAGGCAGACCGGACTTTGCTGCAAGTAGCCGACGAGCATGACGGCCAATTCTTGGTGTTCACGGTAAAGGAGGCTCAGAGCTTCCGAGACTGGCTCAATCGAGTACTGCCCACTCACAAACCGTTACAGGTCGGATCGTTCCCGGTGAAGGTTGTTATAGACCCCAAGATGCCACCCGGTGAGATGGTTATGAGCAACTCGCTCGGGCAGTCTGTTCGGGTCACTGGCCTGCGCGACCCGCTCCCACCCGAGATCCTGGCCGATGCCCTGCAGGATGTGGTGCACACCGATCCGGGACCGGTGCGGACGGGACGTGCTGTGAAATCGGAAGCGTGCGGTAGCCATGGACCGAACGACGTCATCGGCTGCGAGCTTCCGAAGGGCCACGGTGGATTATGTGACTACGAAGACCCACGAGCGGACTGGGAAAAATGAACACTCTGAGAACCGGAGAGTAATTTATGTTCCCTGAATACAAAATGGGCATCGATCCAATCAAGCCCGCTGGTGAGTTTCCACCTCCTACGTTCGGTGAGATGCGCGTAGCGATCGACCGCGGTCGGCGGGATAGTGCTGTGATTGCACAGGCATTGAGGCAGGCGGAGCACATGGGGCTCAGCGGAGAGGACAAGTACGTGCTGCTGGCGTATTACGCCCTGACCCACCTCGAGGACACGCACAAGCGGCTCATGAAGATGGTGAGCCTTACACCTTCGTCCACGACGTTCATCATGCCCGACGGGGTACCGAGGACGCCAACGGATACTCTGCGTCGAGGAGATGAACGGTGACCGTCGCTGATCTGATCAAGGCTTTGGAGAAGATGCCTCCCACCGCTGAGGTATGGCACGTATGGGATGGCGCTCTGCGTACGCAGATCAACCATGTATGGCTAGCGCGTAGTGGCGCTGTCGCAACTGCTGACGATGGTGAGGTGTGCTACGACACGGAGGATAGACCGGCAGATGCCCCGACCGAAGAGGAGGATCAATATTGGAAGGCTCCATCGCATAGCGGAGGAGATCCACGATGAATGACCCAATCAGCGATGAGCGATTGGCAGAGCTTTACGAGGTCTTTGCTGAACGCGCCGCGACGCCTACGACCGGCATGAAGGAAGACATCGATGTGATGCGCGCATTGGCCGAACTTCAGGACCGTCGATCTCAGTCGAGAGACGATCAACGGTGAAATTGCTCCTGTCACCGCGAGTCAGTGAAGACTCCATCACCGTGCGCGACGCGGCTATCAAAGCCGGCTGGGAGGTCGTGCGGTTGCAGGGTTGGCGAACAGAGCTCGTAACTGACGTGGGCGCGATCTACGGCGAGACGCTGTGGGCCCGCGCCGTTGCCTCTCAGGTTGGTCGCGTCCTGTTGGAGCCGCCGCTGGACTGGCTGACGAGGCTACCGCACGAACGGCTCAGGCGTTCCGTTCGATTCGGTACGCTCGATTCTCTCTGGCCGATCGCGCTTCCCGCGTTCATAAAGCCCGCGGATGACAAACGATTCACGGCTGCTGTGTACCACACACTGGACTGGTCAGGCATCGAGGGGCCGATCTTGGTCAGCGACCCGGTCAATATTTTGGCGGAATGGCGTGTGTGGGTGCTCGAAGGATGCGCGGTTGCCTCAAGTCTCTACAAAGGCGACGCGGGCCGAGATCCGTCCCATTCTTTGGCCAGTGTCGAACTTGTTGCCGAACTGGCCTGCAAGGCCGCAGCCGAATGGACACCGCGCGCGCTGGTGGTAGATATCGGATGGACCGATGCTGGCAACTTCGTGGTGATCGAGGCCAACCCGTGTTTCGGCTCAGGCATCTATGATGCCGACCCAGCAGAAGTGCTAGAAGTGCTTCAGGGGGCCTGTGTGGAGCAAGCGCCGGCAGGCTTCACACAGTCAGTGTCAATCGAGTAGGACCAGAATGACAGATCAGGCACGCCCCGACGGAGGCAGGCGACCGTGCTGGCCCTCGGTATTTCGGTATCCGTCAAAATCGATGAGTGTTACGGCACAAATCCCAGCGCATCAAACTCAGTGCTGTCCGTGGCCAGATTGACGCCCTGTCCCGCCTGATGTTGGAAACTCACCTTGTAGATGTCGAGCCCCGGCAGATTGCCATACGCACTCAACGGAATGACGTACGTGTTCCACTGACCGATCACCATCGGATTCGGGCCGTATTGCATGATGTTGACGCCACCGGGCTTGCTACCGGGAATTGGAACGTCACCAATCATTTCCATCCCTGAGATGAACGTCGAAGGCTGTGTGGGCCGGATTTTGATCGTGAGTTTGGTGTAGGGCTTGGTGTCGAGATTGTCGTTCGGCATGCGCGGTTGCCAAGCGGCATCGCCTTTCAGGAGCACCGTCGTTCCATACTTCAGCGACCACGGTTGGTTGCCGTAGCTGTAGTCCTTGTTGCCGTTGGTCGCGACACCAGCGTTGAAGATGTAGAACGTACCTTTGGCCGGCGGAGTCACCACGGGTGGCTGAACTGGGGGCGTGACGGTTGTCGGCGTCAGAGTGTAGGTGCCTGGGCCCAAGGTGCCTGAAAGGGTAATGGTGACCATAGTAGCCTCAGTGGGGGAATGCGTGATGGCCCCAATATCCGTTCGCGGCATAGAGCAGGGCGATCAGCATGACGAGCCCCAGGACTGCCCAGACAAACACCTGAGCACCTGCCGGAACGGCTGGCATGATAAATCGGGCGATGATGAAATAGGCCGCGGCCAGAATCAGAACGATGATCAGGAAGCCGATGAGCCAACTGAAGTCCATAGATCACCTATAACTGTGGCGTTATCTCAGCAATCAACGCTTGGAGGCGGCTGGCGTTCCGGCGGCACTCGTTGCGGGCGGCGATAAGTAGCTCTCCAGCTCGGTCAATGCCTGGGTCTCCGCTGGCTGTAGGAGCTGAGGATCGATCACCGGTTTGGGGCAACTGAGCACTCGCGGCGGCTCGGGTGGCTTGGGCGGCACTGAGCAACTGCTCAAGGCGATGCACGCGAGCGACAGTAGCGTCCCGGTCAGCAGCGGTCTGAACGTTTTCATTGGCGAGTACCACCATGGCGGCTTGATTGTTTCGGGTCGTTTCCTGTGCTTGTGCGAGCTGATCTGAGAGCGTCTTTCGGACCGCCTCTTCACCTTTGGCCCTTTCTACCGCGTCGGCCGCTTGAAGGCTCGTATAGCGCCCATGCCAGGGATTCAGGTGATAGCCGGTATAGGTGCCCGCACCGAAAACCACCAGGACGGCGGCGATGTAGGGCAGATAGCGCAATAGAAGGACGCTCATTGAGTTGGGCCCATTGGAGTTTGAACGTGCGTCACTACCGAGCTCGAAGCGAGCGTTCCGGGCGGAATAGGGTCTTCGGAGGTGCGCTGCCGGGAGAACCAGAAATTCATGAGGCTGCCGACTGAACCGCTCAAGATGCCCAGCAACGTAATCATCATGTCGTGATATTCGCCAGGGACCTTGACGATCCCGAACAGGAACAGAGTCAGCACAAAGAAGTATCCCAAGATGAATACAACCGAGAGTGTTGCTTGAAAGTAGGCGGTCCCTCGGTGCGTTAGAGGCTTTATTTGAGTCGTCATGCTACCGCCCCGCCCGACTGTGTGTAAGCCGACTGGAGTGATGCCAATGTGTTCTGGTGCTGACCGTAGCTGTTGCCCGGCAGGCTGGCCCATATGCTCGTGCACTTTGCCACCGCTGACTCAAGCCGGCCCGCAGTCACATCCTCCAGCGCATGCCGCTCGCGGATCATCTGGGTTGCTATAGCATCCTGGGATGCGGGGCTGAAATCCGGTAAGTGCAGGCTGGCCTTATAGGCATCGTAGAAGCGTTCGAGGATCTGATAGCGGCCGGCCGCGGTACTGGTGAGGGTTGGCGAGAGGCGTACTGCAATCCGCGGATGGTCGGCATAGCTTGCGAACAAATGCGGATGGGCCGGACTGCTTCCCACGATACAGTTGTATCCGTGATCCCCGATAAACTCGGTGCCCTCGCTAATGGCAATCATCGTCAAAAAGGCGTCCAGGTTGCTCACGATCATAAAGCCTTCGCCTTGTTGGCATCTGCGGTGCCTTGAAGGTATGCGGCATCCCCGGTGGCCTTGACTAGGGCATCTTTCATGCTGTTGGTAGCTTTCTCGATCTTCTGGATGTTGAACCCGTTCCTCAAACTGAGGATCGCACTCGTCAAAGACGTGATCAGCGTCGCTGTCGATGCCATGACCAGTGCGACCTCAGTAGTTGTCATATCAACAATTACTGGCGATCCAGTGGAAGGTTTTTGACACCTTGTGTGTTTCCTTCTCGCTCCAGTCGTTCACATCCTTGGCCAGGATCGCATCGACTGCATCCACCTCATTGGTGGGTATCAGGCCGTGTACGAGAGGATTCTGCAATGCCGTCTTCATGGCATTTCTGATGATGATTGTTCCGCCGCCACCCATGTTCATTTCTCCTTCAGGGTTTTTTGCAGGCCATAGGCCTCGATGAGTTTTTGGTTCACGGCCACCTCGGCCTTCAGATCCGAGAATTCATGGGTCTTGAACCAATCCAGATTGTACTGTTTCAATCGCTCCTCGGTGCCAGCATCGCGAATGACGGATATGCACCAGACATTCACACTAATGGACAGTGCCAACAGGAGCGCCACCATGATTTCACGGGGATCTTTCGGGAGCGTGAAACGGGTCACTTGGACCGGAGCACTGTTGCCGTGAATTGAATCGTTCGATGACGAGTCTTTCATGGCGTGCTGCTGCTCCCACAGCTCTTTTCTGGCTTCGAAGGCGGTGGATGCCTCGGCGCGCAACTCGTCCGACTTGGTTGGATCATGTTCGTGTCTAGCATCTTCATGCAGATGAGTACCCCAGAATTGCAGAGCGTTGAGAGCTGCAACTATGTGTTTGAATTTTAACCAGACCTTGATCCGCTGATCCATTGACGTTCCATGGCCGCTATTTCCGAGTGTGATGATTTCTTAACTTCGGGATCGACAACGTTTCCGCAACTCCGGTTACGCGGTTCCTCCAATCTTCGAAATCATTGATGTTGCCACTCACTGTCTTCAGGTCACCTTTCATCTCAATCTGAGCGTCGGATACCTGCCGAACCTCGCCGCGCATTTCTTTTACCTCGATGGTCAGGTCGGAGACGCTCTTGGCGAGCATCTCCTGATCTGCCTGCCGGTGCCCCATTGTGACGCTGACACTAATCAGGCTGGAAGCGATTGCGATCAACCCGCCGCCAGCCCATGGAACCAAGGAGCGCCAATTGTCTGCAGCACGCCGGAGAAGTGGTGTGACGATGGTGTCTTCTTCTGGCATAACTAACTTTACGCTGTTCATCAAGAATTTGAAATCGTCTTGAATACAGCGGTTCCACCTCCGCTGCCCGCCGTGGTGCAAACCCACTCGAACACATTGCCAGAAACGGGGCCGCTGTTTCGAATCACATCCCCAATCGCCCATGCAAGTTTCCTTTTTATCTCCCTTTTATAGTCCGGTCGCAAACCATTGAAGAGATCTAGGCATGTCATGCCACGAAATATCGCGCGCTTACACAGACAGAAACGTTAGGCCCTACTGAAAACGCCGGCATTCTGATGCTGTTTGTCCCAGCTTCAATGAATCCGGCGCCAATTGCCGCGCTAGTTGCCTCATTGGCCACTAGTACCATGGCTGAACGGCGTAAGGCTACCGCCGGCAATCCTGTGATTGTCTGCCCTGAGGATGCCGATATGCCAACCGTATCAGTCATCACGAATTCAACGTCAACTTGATTGCCATTGAACAAGCATCTGGTTTCATTGATGGTCAATATGCCACCGTGCGTGACCGTCCCCAACACTGGAGACCAACTTTTATTAGTCGTTCCGGAGTCTATCCAATTGTCATTACTACGGGTGCCGATAGTCCAACGGCTACTGTCTCCAATCAACGTGTTGTTTGAGGACGTCCCTGGAACCGTGAGAATTGTGGAGACGGAATCCACTACTGAAAACTGCAATGCGGTCACCACCTGTATGCCATTGGAGGTAACCTCGATGACATTTCGGATGTGGAAATTGTCCAGCGTTATACCCGCTTGCGCTGAAATCGCACGAACCTGAGTAGGGAGTTTGCAGCCGTCGATAGTCCAGCCGGTGTGGATAGACGACCCTGCCCCAAAGAGAATTCCGTAATTTGGATTTGCTACCCCTCCTGCATTCTCTCCTTCGATGCCATAGAGTTGGACTTGGACTGTTGGTGCATTGGCAGGGTCGACGAAAATGAGTGACCGGCCGCCGACAGTTTCTGTTGTGCAACCGATCCACGTACCGAATGCCTTAAATGGGCCAGATAGCCCATCAAAACGCCAGCAATCCGCCTGTGCATTGGTGGATAAATTGATCCAATTGCCGCCCAAAATCTGGTGATCAATAGTGGAAACACTGCCGGTTGGAATAGTCTGGAATGAAGAAGTCAGTAGATTGATGTTGAACGAGGTCCATATGCCAGCAGCAGCCGAGCCGCTCGTGAAGGTATTCTGGTAGTAGCCGCCAATCCACTTGCAGCTCTCGGCTCCGTAGTCATACAAAACCGAAACCGTGAAATTGCCAGCCGCCGTACAATTGAGAAAGCTATGCGAGCCAGCCCCTCCTCCGGTGCTGTTCCTAGATAGGAACCAGCAGGTCTGCGGATTTAATACGCCAGTACGAACCGCGACGTATTCAAAAGCAATTCCCTGAGTCCCCGTGCAATCGAATACATGATCATTGTGATTGGCAATGAGCGTGGCGCCACCAACACCTGCATTGATGGTAGGCCCTGCATCATTTCGGATAGTAATCCCGGGCAGATTAGGCTGATCTGAGGTCGTGAGATTGAGTGGGCCGTTGAGCAAATAAGGCGCGGTTGATCCATAGTGGACAGTCCCTCCCGCTACCATCGCCACCTCAATCGCAGTATTGAAGGCTGGCGCCATGTCAGTAGCGCCCGGAGAGGAATTTGTAGCGTAGCGATCCACGTACATTGGCGGATAGAAAAAGTTTATTGCAGTTGCCCCAACGGAAGTTTCTAACGCTGTTTGCGGATACAGAGTTGATGTTGATAGAAACTGATTGAAAAGAGCCTGGGTAAATACAGGATTTGCCAATGAAACATTTACACCGTCGCTGACGATCAGCGTCCGACCTGACCCCAGGATGAGTGAGTTTCCGGTGACTATGGAAAAAGCCAGAGTGAACGAGCCCGTTGTCGCGTTGTTGATACTCCACAGTCCGCCAACTCCAGTAGGAATCTGATAGTTCAGGTTGGCCGTCATCGTGCCCGTAAACACGATATTGAGAGATCTATATTGAGACAGGGTAAGAGTTGTGATGGGTGCTGTAATGCCTGTGACCGAAATCGATGTTGTGCCACCGAAAGCAACATCTATTGCAGACCAGTTCGCGTTGACAGGCGAGGCCCACGCATTGACGTAGTCGCCTGATGCTGGCTCTTCGAGTCCCTTGTTGGTTGAAAACGTTGACGTCATAGAGTCAGGCTCCGCCCCGCAATATCCAGCGCTCGAATGATCGATGCGTCAGGTGTTTTCAAAAGTGTTTCCGTACCCGCGTCGTTCATCTTTTTCGCGGTCTTATAGCGCTGTACCAATCTGCCCAGCAACGCCTCATGATCGACCTTGCCGCCTGTAGCCCGGGTGATTATCGTCGAACTGGTAGGAGTATGAATGCCTGCTCCGGGCGCGGTGGCGTCCCGGGCAAATTTCAGTTTTGCCTCTTGTGTGGCCTTGATAGCCTTGGCGTCTTTGGAGTCCTTCAGTAACTTCGATCCAATCTTTTTGGCCGCGTAACCCACAGGGCCGACGTGGGCGGCGATCAGATCAGCGCCATAGTCAGCGAGCGTACCTTTAATGCCAGGCGTTTCCGGGTACTGCGCACCGTACCTTTGTAATGTCAGGGCCGTGTTTGAGCGGTTTATAGTGGACGCTTTGCCTTCGTGGCCAACGTCATCCGACACACGCCGCAGATGTTCAACGTGTTGAACCGTGCTAGGGCTCATCAGAACGTCGGCCTTGTTAGACATGGCCTTGTGCGTATTGCGGAAATTCGCGTGGGCGAATTGTCCCTCATCAAACTCGTCCAACTTCGCGCTATCGCGCATTTTGTTCAGCGCGGATGCCTCGATAGCTGGCGAGAAATCCTGATTCTGTTGCATCACTTGTTTGAGACGCTCCACATAGGCACGCGATGCAGTTTGCCCATTGCCCAGAGCGTATCGATCCATGAACGAGTCTGCCAGCGGAGAAGGCGCGCCTATGCGGTGCAGTCCATTGGGCGCCTTCGGCACATTGTCATTGACTGCAGCTTCATAAGCTGGATTTTGTTCGATGGTATCGAATCTCTTTTTCGCGGCGGCTGCAGCGATATCACGCAAACCCTTGAGTTTGGCCCCATCTTCGGTGAGAGGCATACTTTCCAACGCATTGCGCACGACCGTTGCGGCAGCGGCAGGACTACCCCTAGCACGTTGAACTTCGGCCAGATTGCTCAAAGCGCTGTTGAATGTCTCGAATGACATGGGCTGCCCAGACGACAATGTGTCCATGACTTCCGAGATAGCCGGCTCATCAGCGGCGGTTTTGGTCAGTAGTTTTTGTTTCAACCGATCACGTATCTGCTCGATGGTCTTGCCAGTATCGATCGGCATGGAGCCGCCCGCTGCATCCTCTAGCGCTTTGTACTTTGCGCGAGTATCCAGCACCGTTGCATTGTCCAGATCCTTTATGGCATCGACTGCTGTTTGGCCGTGATCGGCACTCGAGAGCTGCACGATGTCCGGGTTGGCGCGCCGACGAATCTCGCCCATGCTCATTCCGAGCTTTTTATTCTGATCGGTGATCGATTGAGAGAGAATCCCCTGCGTATCCGGATCGCCGCGAAGATTCTTCTCGTCTGAGATTTGCTGATCGTCTCGAGTAGCCTGTCCGTGGCGCAGTCGCAGCGGAGCCTCGCCCTCTGGCAGCGGTAGCGTATCTGCGTCAATGTGCCTCTGGAGAGCTTCCCGATTGTGATTGCTCGCCTTGGCTATCGCCCCCTTCAACTCAGGAGACACGCCTTCGAGCGACGGAGCCGCCTCGGCCGCGCCCATGTTGCCTTGAGATGCGGCTGCATTCTTCGCTAGGACTTCTTCGGCGGTCAGTGGCGCAACCGTAGGTCCCGCCCGACCCACTGGCGCGTATTTGTCGACGAATTTGCCGACCGCCTTAAATGGGGCTGCCGCTACGGTTTTGACGCCTGAAGCAGCTTCGCGTCCGCCTTTCGTTCCCAAGAGTGTAGCGACGTCTCCCACCACATCGGCAGTGCGTTCACCAGCCACATTGGCAATTCCTTGGTGGACCAACTTCAGCCCAGCGGACACGGGAGAAAAGATGTGCCCGACCGTGTCAACAATGTCTTGACCACCCTGCGTGTGAGGTTGGTAGTTCAATATGGGATTGACGTCCTCGATTTTGCTCTTGATCTCGGCCCGGCCTTCTTCACCTGGCAACAGATCGTTGACGGCGTGATGGATTCCCTTCAGTGCACCTGATCCCAATGTGAGTCCCGCATCGCCGACATTCTTGGCCGCCTGAAGCCAGGTGTCGGGTTCTGGAGATTTCGGCGGCGGCGGTTTTTGAATTCCCTTAGGAACTTCGCCGGATGACAAAAAGTCATAGGTCGGATCGCTCGAAGTGGCAGGCACATCGCTCGGCTTTGCCGCGCCCGCTGCGAAAAATTCGTATGTAGGATCATCGCTCATTGCGGAATCTGCCCGTTCTCAAGC